ACAGCTAATAGCTGTACAATACTGTGAGGACGGTATTTGTATCAAACACTTTGCGAACGCTACTTTGCAGAGTGTTTTATTATTTATAATCGTTCTTCACTTATCAAGGTACTTTGAAGCTTTATTTTTATTACATTTACTACACTTCCAAATAGACCTTTTAAATCCACTCCCAATAATTTCATCACCATGTATTGTTTCAATTCTTTTATAGTCGTGAGTGCATAAAAGTTTCTTAAGCATAAATTCACCTCCTTTGCAATTAACTTTTAATAAAATAAGGTTTTTATACTAAATCATTTCATATTCTTCTCATATTCATCTACACGTTTATCATGACAGTCCCAACAAATAGCTTCATAATGCTCATTTCCCCACTTCTCATTTAACTCTTTGCATTTTTTGCATTTGTTTTCTTTCACTATCATCCCTGCCTTTTCAATGTCTTTGATTAGCTGTTCTTTTGTTACATTTTTATAATACTCATTCATTATTTCTTCTCTATTTTTCATATTTTCACCTCACTTTCCACGAAATCAGGATTCTATATTAATATTTATTGTGAGTATTATTTTTTTCAAGATTCAACTTATTGATATATGCTAATTTCTCTTCTCTAGTAAGGTTAATAAAATGACTACTTTTTAAATATTTAATTTCCTTTCGTAACTTCTCTGCATGTTGCTTTGAATAAACCATAATTCTTAACACACTCCCTTTTCCTTATACTAATAATCCCATTATATCAACATTTTTAAGCCTCAGCATTTCAATAAAATGACGATTTTAGTTATTTTATTTCTTCCATGTCATAATTATCTCTAATGTGGTCAACCATCTTATTTAGATTCTCAATAATAAATTGATCATCTCTGAAGGATGGGTGTAGCTTCAAGTCACAAGATCCTTTTTCTCCTTGTTTTAGATACTTCTGTAAATTGAAAGTAACATAAAATAGAGGAATCTCTTGATAGTTATTAGTAAATTTCTTAGACAATTTCTCAAACATCCAATCACTCCGTTATAGTTTTATTTTTCTAAACAATAGGCTCTATGATTTACTTTCTAGAGCCTATTTAATATGTATTATGTATTTAATTCGTACATTTCTTGAACCAGAGATTTAACATCATTTTCATATAGCTTAGCTGCTACTTCATATAGTTCTGGGATTTTGTTTAGCACTTTATCTATGTAATCTAATTTATTCTTTAATTTCGGTTTATGTTCTTCATTGTACTTTTCCAAACGTCTTTTGATATTAATATGATATTTAGCCTCAAACTCTCGGTATAGAGCATTCCAACGGTCTGAGTATTTCTTATTGCCCTTTCTTACAACACGATTTATAATCTGTCTTTTTTCAGCCAATCCAATTTCATCCACAAGACCTATAATCACATTCTCTTTATGACTAATCTCACGATCTTTGGCTTGTAATTGTTTTTGCTGTTCTTCGATGTTGATGAATAGTCCTTTAATAGTAGCCTTATATCCATCATCTAATGCTCCAAAATACGTGTTAACCATCATGTCTGCATTTGAAACATAACCACCAGTTTTACGAATTGTTTTAAGAATCTTCTTTACTTCCTTCTTAAACTCCTTTGCAATTGTCTTTCTTGACTGCATTAATACTTCATATAATCCATCTTCGGTCAAGAAATACATGTCTCGATACTGACTCATACCTGGTGTCTTTATTGTAGCCACCAGCTTTTCATCCTCATCAACTGTTTTCAACATTTGAGAAACCTTATATTTTCCATTACTCATTGAATAATCAATCCATTCAGCAACATCCTTTGCCAAAAATAAAGGATTGTCTACACTTCCATACATTGTAAAACATTTTCCCAATACTTCTCTTTCATCAATAACTTTTAACCCATTCATTCACATTCCCCTTTATCTGATATGTAGAAGCCTCTCACCTTCAATGTCTTCACTGTCAATATAATATTATTAATTTTCTTACTAATAAGTTATCACGATTGTTTGTATTTGTAAATATATAAACTTAATTTATTTATATAAAATACATATTTTAAAGAGACTTAAATCACTTTTTGATTTCCCCATTGGATATATGATTTTCCATCTTCGTCTGTTTCTTTACTCATAAGCATTGATAAGATATCAAAGTCTACTCCAAATTGATCCATAATCTCCTCATCATCAATAAAATTATTTTTCATGAAGTTGTTAAGCTTTTCTTTGCTCATAATCAATTTAAGTAAGTTGCTCTCGATTGTATTCTCTACAGTTAAGAAATGAATTTCTTTTTGCTCTGTAGATGTATAACGAATGAAACGAGCAAAGAATTGATGCATTGAAGCAAAATTATACATTAATTCAACTAATAATACTTTATTAATAAAATCGATGTTCATACTCGATGATAAACTTTGTTGAGTACAGATAAGAATTCCATCTTTAGTTTTCTTTAATTCCTTAATAATTTCTTTACGCTTATTCAAGGTTGTACTTTCACCTGTAATAATAAATAATTTTCTGTTAGGGTATTTACTTCTGATGTAATTTGCATATTGAGTTACTGTTTTAACGTGTGTGGCTCCAATAACCACCCTTTCATCTTTCCATTCGTCTAACATTTCAAGCGTTTTAACAGCCTTAGAAGGCATCTGAGTACTTCTATAATCATTAAAGATATTAGGCGTTACACAAGCTCTTAATAAGCTATTTAATTGCTGAATGATACGTAACAGAGCATCTTTCCTATGATTACCAGTTGTTTTATACATGTGAGACAGTTTATAAAATTCTTCAACAATAACTCTATATACTTCATTTTCGTTGCTGTTAAATGTGCATGTATTTTGCTTAATTTCATACAAGTCTTTTCCGCTTACTTCTTCAAACGTTCTAGTTATCATTGTTTTATTAATTAAATCACTTAATTTGTCAGCATGATAAATATCTTGGTTTTGCTTTCCTACTCCAAATACAGTTGCTTTTTCTGGTGAGAAGCAGCGTTTAAAAAGTGTGTGACCTTTCTTATACATTGGAAAAGGTTTATTGTAATACTTGTTTAACTCTTCCTTAATTTCTTTTGTTTTTCTATCTTCAACATAGATATGCTCACATTCAGAAATAAAGTTCATTGATGACTTGTAAAGAAAACTAAACGCTGTAAAGCTCTCAGGAATGTTATTACGTGTACTTGTGGCACTTGCTAATAGTTTATATTTAGCGTTACTAAAACAGTTGAAAACGGCTTTTGTACGCTTAGAAGATGGGTTGCAAATTGCGTCTGCTTCATCTAAGCAAAACATAATTTTATTTGATTGCATTTTAACATACTTCTTAATATGTCTTTGATACTTTACCAGCATATTAAATGTCATGATAACAATTTGATCACGTTTTATGTTTTGTACGTCTTGCAAAGAGTTAATACGTGCAACGTCATAGCCATATGATTTTAAAATATCATCCCAGTTGTTATTGATAGCAATTGCAGGAGCTACTATGAATGTGTTTCTAATATTGTTGTGTTTCATCCTATATGTAAATTGTGCAATCATGCTAATTGATTTTCCTGCACCTGTTCCCCATTGTAAGTAACCATAATCTTTCTGTAACATTCTCATAGTATCATGTTGTTGAATTTTGTTTAATTTAATTTGTTGATTGTTTTCTGAGTCATTAATTGTAAAATCCCTCAACCATCTAGCGATATAGGGTACTTCTGTTACCCCATACCAATTTTGATTTTGCTGAATGAATTTTCTTCTTTTCTTCTCAATCAACTTCAAAAATTTTCCGTTCGATATATCCTCGCTGTTACCCCGTACCAAATCTTGAAACAGTGTTTCTGTTACCCCGTTCATTTTTGCGAGTCTCTGTTTTGTTTTTGGGCTATAAGCTTTTAACTTTATTGAATTTTTTGTTTTCACCAGTCTAATAGCGTCTTCTGTTACCCTGTGTTGATTTCGCAAAATGCGTTTTAAATAAGATAGCACTTTGGTTTTAGTTAATCGAATTTTTAACCAATCTTCATACTTCATTTCTTGTGGTTTCTCTTGTGTTTGATACTTAATAAGATACATTTCTGCTTTATTGTGTAAGTGTTTTGTTTTCTTTGTACGTTTAATATCAAATAGAAGCTTCTTAACTTTAAAGTTAAAATCTTCTTCCTCTTTGCTTTGCTTGCCTGTTTCAAGGATGATTTTATTTTTTACCTTGTTTTTCTGTTCGTATAAAGGTTTAATAACTCCAGTGTATATGTTGCTTGCTGTTACCCCGTGGAGATTTTCAATAACCTGTTTTCGTTCAGTACTATAATTTTGATCTGTTAAAAATTCACTTTTTTTCTGAAAGATTATTATTTTTGTTTCGATGTTTGCGCCTGTATCATGAAATATATTAGCAGGTAAAACAAAAGTTTTAATGTGATTATACATAGTATTCACAAAGCTTATACTTGTTGCATCTGCAAAGCTATCTGATAGGAAAGAGTTAGGAACTATGAAAGCTAATAACCCTGCTGGCTTTAAGTATTGATACGCTTTTTTCATGTAATAGAACTGGCTATTTATAGTTACATCCTCTACATTAAACTTAATATTAAAAGGTGGATTTCCTAGCACTATGTCAAATAATACTGGTGATTCATAAAGCCTAATGTCTTTGTTTGTTACGTTTGCATCTGGAAAGAGATGTTTTAAAACTTTATATGATTTTAAATCTAATTCATTTACATATACATTTTCTTTCTTAGGTAGCCAATTTATCAATGCCCCATGTCCTGCGGTTAAATCTGCTATTAAATCACTCTCAGAAGGCTTTAAAACGTCTGTCATGAACTTTGATAACTCTAAAGGGGTAAAAAAGGCTCCTTGCTCTTTCTCTTGTTTAGCAAGCTTGAACTCATGATAGTTATTATGATCTTTAAAATTTAAACCATGTAAACCACCATTTCCAGAATACATATTAAAAATTATCTCTGGTGTTATTTGTGGGTGTTTAATATTATTATCAATTACATGAATGATTTTATTATTGATCTCTTTTCGTTTTTCTGTTGGTACTTTAATATTTAAATTCTTATACATTACTTATTTCCTCCTTTACACAAGGGGAAATTATCCCCTTATGCAGCTTGTGAAGTTTTGATATATTCATTCATAAATTGCTTAGCGTATTCATTAGAAGTAAATTCAATATCTACACGACCATTTTTGTAAATTTTAATTAATTTAACTTTATTAAAAGTTAGTTCATGAGTCGTAAAGGTTTCTTCATTTGTTCCATTTGCGATTTCATAAGCTTGTTTCTCAATATTTTCTGGAGTCTTTGCTTCTCCAGTGTCAAATAAATGAAGAGCTTGGAACATATTTTCAATATGAGAACGATAATTGTAATGTATTCGATTTTTACCATATTTTTGATCTAAGGAATCTAACCAAATATAGTCTTTAATTGTAATTTTATTACCTTGCTGTTTTGTTTTTCCCTTTCTTAAATCCTTTGCAAAGTTTTGTTTGATTTCCTGTTCTGCTTTCTCATCAAATGTTAATCCGTCCAACTGAATCAAGATTTCTTCTATAATAGTTTTATAATTTATTGATGTATCATATTTTTCAGCAATTTTAATATAGTTAATCTCCACATTGTACTTTTTGCTAACATAGCGGCAGATACTAGAAACAAAGCGTTCTTTTATCTTTTTTAATTGATCTTCGATTGGTGAAATATTGTCGTATTTACACACATAGCCAAATGTACTATGATTATAATTTTGCTCTCCATATGTTTCTTTTAATTGTTCTAATTGCTGTAATGTATCTTCTAATACATCTACAGTAGCTTTGAAGCTCTCTTCTTGCTTAGTAAAAAACTCGTTATCTTCTTCAGAAAAGTTGTTGCTATCTGTCATATTTACATCTTCAAAAGCTGCAAAAATATCATCTGTGTTAAAAGTTTCATTATTCATAGTTTCTTCTTCCTTATCATCTTTATATTCGCTCATGTTAATTACATTGTCAGTCACTTCTGTTTCTTCAATGTCCTCCAATTGGTAAGTATCTAAGAAGAATCTATAAGACTCTTGTTTCCCTACGAAATCAATATCATATTGGTAGTCTGTGTCAGTCATATGAGAAGGTTTTTGTAATCCTGCATAATACATGCAATGTTCTTTTACATGCTCAGACAGTGAATAATTATTGTAGTGCTTGTTTTCAATGTCTACACGTCCCGTGTATGTTTGCCCATCTTCAAAAGTAATGGTAAATTTAGTTTTGTCATATACTCCATTGTTTGGTGCATATTGAGCAGCTTTAAAAATAAGTTCATCAGCTTCTTTAAAAGTCTTAACTGTCAAACCATCTTCAATTTCTCCAGACTCTGACCATACAAACTCAATAGTTTTTACATTAATTTTACTTGATCCATTAATTTCTTTAGCGATTTCATATAAAACAGGATAGTTATTTTGAAGGTAAAATAAGTTATCGCTATTTAAAACAATTTCTCTATTTAGCATAAATTTCATTAATTTATTTAATGTAGTTTCTTTTTCTAATTCGTCCATGTTGCTGTACGGTTTACCGATTTCACTAACAACGCCTGAAAAAGTATCGGCTAATGCTTCCATGTTTACATTAAATTCTTCTATTTCCTCTTTTTCATCTTCTGCAACTTCAGTTTTCACAGTTTCTTCTTTAGTTGTTTCTACATTTTCATTTATAATAACTTCTTCAATAATTCCAGCGATCACTTTTAATTCTTCTGTAATATCTTCGCCTTGCTTGCTTTTTCCGATTAGTTCAGACGCTTTTTCTTTTGAAATAACAATTTCCCTGGTGTCAATAGTGCGTTTTGAAGCCATGTGAAGTGCATAACGTTGACGTTTTGTAGCTGTATTTTCTTGTTTACTTTCATTTTTATTAATTTGTTTATTTTCTTCTCCAACTTCTCCAGCTAGTAAATTTTCTTCTTGAACTGGCTTTTCTTCTACTTTACGAGATACTTTTTTATAAACTGTTTTGTATGTAATTTCTTCAACTTCTTGTAGCGTGTGAATCTTAATTGATCCTTTTTTAACATTCTTTTCCATTCTATCTGTGTAATCATAATAGCGATCAGCGTTTTTTAATTGTTTGTAACCTCGTGAAGCAGCTCCTAAACGCTCATATGTTGCACATGTTTTGCCATCTTTCCGAGTGTAAACACTTGTTACTAGCCAAAAATGACCGTGGTAATCAAAAGATAATACGTCATTTACTTGAATAGTTTCACGGTCTGTAACTGCTACAGGTTTGATAACTATAGTTTTAACTTCTTTTTGAGTTGCTTCTAATTGTGAATTATCTTTGATAGCTTTTTCAAAACGCTTAACAAGTTTTAGAACTGCTTCTTTATTACGTCCAATGCTTTCATCAGTAGCTCCAACGCCTTTAGCAATAATTACGCCATCTTTTTCGATGTGCCATGTGCATTTTTTAGGAGTAGCAAAAGAAAATGTTGGGTATTCTTCAATAACTACAGTTGATTCTTTTTCTTTATTAAACATTTCATCAATTTTCTTTTGACAAACTGCTTTTTCGTTCTCTGTAGCTGCTGCATCGTTCATAGTAGCCTCTAACTTTTGGATTTTAGCGTGATCTACTTTGAAAGTTTTCTTTTCTTTTTTGTACCCACTGTTAGAAGTGCTATAAGCGTTGATAAGTAATACATAACCGTCTTTTGAAGCGATTCCCTCAAAGTATGCTGGACAATAGTAATCCGTCATTAAGTCGCTTTGATCTGGACGAAAGCCGAACACTTTCCAACCGTTATTATTTAATTCACTTACCATCATTTCCGCAGCGTTTGAAGATAACATTTTCATCTACTCCCTTATATTTGTTTTTCTAACTAACTTAATTATAAAGGATTACTTAATATAAATCAATATATAATATTAATTTTCTTATAAAAAGTACATTTTATATAAACTTATCCCGAACTAAATTCAATTTCTTTTCCTTGTTGCTCATGTCTGAAAGTTGAGCTTTCAGATTCTTTATTTTGGACTTTGAATTCAATTTTAATATCCTTATATTCCAGTTTCTTATTATCACTTACAATTGATTCTGGAGCATTTGAGGCTATTTCTTGCTCATCTTCAATAATATTCATTGTGAAATCTAACTCATTTAAACGGCTTTCAATTTCTTCTCTAGTTCCTGTTATTTTTTCTTTTAGAATTATCTCTGAATTTTCTTCTAAGCTGAGATACAAAATATATTGATTCTCGTTGTGATAGTCTTTTCTAAAGTCAAAACGTCCGAACATCTTTCCAAGATTGTCTACAATAGGCATAAACATAATTTGATCTATTTTTAAATTTAATTGTACTAATTCAGATTTATTTGTTTTAGTCTCTTCCTTTACTTTTTTCATCGGTTGCACTTTTTCTTGCGTTGCTTCTTCTTTAATATTAGGAGATAATCCACCGTTTCTTTTAATAGCTGCTTCAATGAATTGACTTAACTTTTCTTTGTTGGCTTGAATAAGATTAACGCCTGTTTTCACTAGCTCTTCTACTGTTTCAGCATTTGCAATATTTAACCCAGTTTGCATTTCAACCAAAACAAATTCACCATTGTTGTTTTCATAAATAAATGTTTGTAATCCCTCTACGTCAAAGCGGAAACCATCAACAGGTGTAAAACCTTCTTTACCATGTTTTTTAATATAGAAAGTGTCTTTGTCTTCTACATTCTCTTTAATTCCTTCGAAATTTGTAGCATCGATAAATTGGTTTTTATTTTGTGTAAATTCAGCATGTTTACCGACTCTTAAATTATAGAAAGTAACTATCATATAACCTCGATAATTTTCTACAACTTCTTTAATTTGTAATTGATCTCCTTGTTTCATTTTATAGCGTCCGATTCTAAACTCATTTTTTACAATTGCAATTTCACCGATTTTATTTTTAATATTTTTAACTTCGTTGTTTAGTTTAACTAATTTATTTAAGCTTTCTTTATCAGTGTTTAATGTTAACATTTCATTTCTTAAAGCATTAATTTTAATTAAGTCATTTTGTGATAATGGAAACTCTAATTTTCTACCATCATATAAGAAAGTTTCAACCATTAAAAATCTCTCCCTTTTAATTAATTTACTTTATTTATGTAAAAGCGTATTCGCTGTTTTTCTAACTATCTTTATTATAAAGGATTACTTAATATAAATCAATATATAATATTAATTTTCTTATAAAAATTCAAAATAAAAAACTGACCAATTAAGATCAGTTCTATGTATTGCGGTAAAATTTACTTTTCATACTAAAATCAAACCTTCATTTAACAAAAAGTTAGCCAATAATTTTATTTACTTCGATTTCTTCAATGTACACTTTGTTATGGTGTTCTTGTTTTGCTTCCTCTTCTAATTCGATAGCTGTAATTTCATCAGTGCATACCGCAATAACTCTGTCCACTGAATAAGTTGCATCATCGGTTTCAATAACTTTAATTAACCACATTTCAATAAGACACCTGCCTTATATTTTTTTATTTTATTGCTTTAAAACTCTTCTTTTAAACAGAAACTACATTTGATTAAATCCGTTTAAGAGTCCCTTAACATAAGCTTTGCTTTGGTCGTCTTTGAGCTTTATTTCTCCGTCTTTATTTAATGTAGACAGTATGCCAATTAACACTAATTTTTCTGTGTCTGTTATTTCATAGCTGTGTAATGTTTGCTTTCCTTTGTATTTCATTTATGTATCATCTCCTTTTAAATTCTCGATTGAACTATCATTTCATTGAAAACAATTTAAGTATCTCTTTCATTTGCTTTTCTCTTTCTATCGGTAACTCAATGTTGTTATACATATGGACTATATGCATTAGAAATGCTTCTGCAAAATCCTCTCTATGGTTTGTTTTACCATAATCAGACCTAGCCAACTCATTAAGTTTAAAGTCTTTATAATCAAATAATTGATGATGGACAGCATGACCTATTTCGTGTAAAGCTGTGTGAACTGTTGATCTTTCATCGTTACATAAGAATATCAATTTATAATCTGGACTATACGCACCGTTAACATTTTCATTTTCTTCTAATACTTGAAAAGGAATTTCTGTTTTTAAATCATGTATAATTAAACGATGAATCATAGGATAACACTTATTAACCATTTCAATAGCTTTACTATAAATTTTTTCTGCATGTGATAGTTCCACTTTAATCACCTTTTTCACCTCTTTTAGTTTGATTATAACACCTATAATTCGAGATAAAATCATTACTTTATACAATTTCAGATTTGATAATACCCTACTGTAATTTCTTTAAATCCGTACTTTTCTAACTCATTGACTAATTGCTCGAATGAGTGAAAATATCCCATATCAGACTTGGAAAGATTAATGTAATTTTGAAATTGTTTCTGTGTGTAATTCTTTTCGTGGAAAAGAAGGATTGTTTTATATGTTTCTTCTTCTAGTTGATTTTCTTCATATATGCTGTATTTTAATTGATAGAAATTCATTTAGCTAATCACTTCCCTTTGTATTGTTTACAGCGTTCAAATTAACTTAACACCTTTCAACTTTTTAATTTGGTCTAATACACAAGAAGATAAAGAATTGAAAACAAGCAGATATCCATTTTCCGTACCTTCTTCATCGGTTGTGCAAGTTCTCCCGTGTCCTTGAAAACTGTCGATGATCTTAAAAACTTTATCATAAGTGTTTTTACGTGCTTCTTTAGTGATAAGAATTTTAATCATGTGAACATATCCCCTTTGATTGATTTATTTGCTGTTCCTTATATTTAATATTATATGTTAAAACTAAACAAATTACAACTACTAATATTAATTTATTTATATAAATTTAAAAGCGACCACAATATTATTTTATCATGGTCGCCTATCTGCCTATAGTCCGAATTGTGATTTAGAAACTACTCTAGCTGGTGAACCTTGAAACATAATCAATACATTTGCACCTGTTGAACCTTCTCCATCCCAACCATACATAGCTGTGTAAAATTCATCACCTTTTTGCCCTGTCTCAGATTGTAGTGTACCTTCTCCACCTGCTACCGCTTTTACTTGCTCATATGTCATACCATCTTTAATGCGATTAAATTCGTCCATATTGATTGATGGATAATTAGTCTCTTCTTCTACTGCCTCAGGTTCTTCTGTTTCTTCAGGTTGCGCTGCTACTTCTTCCGTTTTAGCTTCTTCTTCTGCTGGTTCAGACTCTTCTTTATCTTCATATTCTTTATTTTTAGCAGTCAATAAATCCTTATCTGTTTTCAAATTTTCTACTTCTGACAACAATTCCTCTTTTCTTTCTTCACTCTTCTCCAGCCTATATTCCGTTGCCTCGTAGTTCTCTACAGCATCTTCATATTTAGGTTTAATATCATCTAATTCAGTCTTTAAATCAGTTGCATGAATCATGTAAAAGAATGATGTCACTAGTAAAATTCCCATAGCTGAAAACAGTTGAGTATTTGCTTTCTTTTCCTTTTTAATATTTACAATTGCCCACGCTAATACAATAACAAAACAAATAAAAAACATTAAGCCTATTATATTCATTTGACCCACTCCCTTTTATGGTTATATTTAACTACTAATATATTAAAGCACTGATCAAAACAAGTAAATATGTATTTGATCAGTGCTTATTAATTTTCGTTTATTTAATTGAGGAATCTTTTTTAACTTACCCATAGGAATTTTTCTTTTTGATTGTTTGATTCATTATAGTCAACTACACTATCACCAAAGTCATACAACTGTTCTAGGTAATTATTCAAAGCTTCACACCAGTTTTCATACTCAAATTCCGATGGATCTTCATTACTGTTGATTGAGTTTTTAATCCATTCAAATTCTAGAATCAAGTCATCAAACTCATATAAAAAATATTCATCTAGCGAATTCTTTCTTTTATTTTCTATCATTCTATTTTCTATTCTTGAAATGTATTTTAGCTGAGGAATAATAGCTTCACATATTTTTAAAACTGCTTGATCGCTACTATCATTTGATAAATATTTTTTTATTTCAATTGTATTTCTCCATTTGTTCATCGTAAACACTCTCCTTTTTTATATGTAAATTGGATATTTTACTCAAGCTTCATATGCCTTACAAAACCATTCAACTTCTTCCCTGTATTGACTATGGGTAGCACATACTTCAACTTTGATTTTTCTGCCGTTTTCAAATATTAGCATGCTTTCATAGCTATCATTTTCCCAATCATATTTCTCATTTTCATCCATCACACATTGATCAAAATCTCCACATAAATAATCTACATAATGACAAACAGCAGCTTCTAATCCTAAATGGTATCCAAATGTTTTTTCATCAATCAACTTCATAATAACATCTCCTTATTGTTAATTTAATTACTTTTAGAATCTGTAAAATAACTGATTTATCGAGAAATAAAATTTCATTCTCGTTTACCATTGGCTAAAAAAATATTCACAATGGATGGGTGTAAATCTAAACCCTCTATTCCATTTGCAAAAGCATTTGGAAATACCTTTTTAATTATATTTGAAGCTCCATTGATATCTGCATTTATAATGGTATTGTTTTTACTTCTATATAATCCTCTTTTAATTCGTTTACCACTGAATTTATTATCTTTAATCATTAGATCATTGTCTAAGAAGCTGGCTTTACTTGTGTAAGACTCTTCTGTCTTTATTACTTTTATACCGATATCATTTAACTTGTATTCCAGTTTAGAAACAAAGCTAGAAAACGGTACACTAGTAAAATTTTGATTGTTTATCTTACTCATTTTTGAATTTTGTTTCCATTTCTCATTATATCCTATAACAACAGTATCAATTTGATTGTTAATACAGTAGTCAACAATATATTTACTAGCACAATGCATATAATAATCCATCTTATTGTTTCTCTTAGTGGTTAACCTTTGTAGAGTATTAGTCCAGTCTAATTTGTTTACCTTCTTTGCTTTTTGACGATACTTTGAAGCTAACTTATTATAAAAGTTGTTGTAAGACTTAATGTGTCCTCCATTGATTGCAAAAGGTTTCAATCCTATATTGTTTTGAACTGTAGCGAATCTTGATATACCTAAGTCAATACCTATCATACGCTTTGATTCAGTTTCAATTTGCAAAGGAATTTCTTTTTGATATACAATTTCCAAAATGTAATGATCTTCTTTAGGGATAAACCTTGTTTGTATATGTTTTTCTTTGATTCTGGTCTTAACTAATCCATTGAAAGGATGTAAAGGTTTAAAACTAAAATTTAGATATCCATTAATTATTTTACTTTGAATATTTGTCAGTACCCAAACATAGCGTCCATCTTTTTTTAAGTACTTTGGTATTTGCGGCTTACCAAGGAAAGAGCTAGGATTCTTTTGATAAGCTTTTAAAGCTGCAAAGAATGATTTCCAATTTTGATGTAAAAGCTTAAGTGTTTGTTGTCCTGAGTTAGAGCCAATATCTTTAAAACAATCTTCATGTTTAATTACCTTAGAAAGCTTTCTATCATCAATATACGTTTGTTCTTTAATAAATAACTGTCTTATAGTGTAATTAGCAAAGTTGTAAAGGTTCTTAGACTTGAAACAATATTCATTCACAACACTATACATTTTATGATTTTTATTAATTATATGCCTTTCTACACGATTAACGTTCATTCGTTCCACCTCCTTAAACTTTAAATAAAACTGTCTTTTTTTATATAGAAGCTAAAGACCAGCTTTTACACTGGTCTTATTAAGTTAGATTACTAAATCCATTAACTCTTCCTTAAGTTCTTCAATTCCTTCTTTATTATTAACATATTCCATTAAGCGATCTAAGAAAGCATCCATACGTCTAACTTTCTTTTCTGTATATTCAATTGATGCACTATCAGTTTGAGCGATTAAAACAATTTCATTAGGTCTTTCTTCAAGATGTAAATCAATTAACATTTTGCAGTTATTTAATACTTCAGCAACCTGTTTTGCAGATGTAGCACGTTTTTGATTAAATTTAGAAACATTAGCTTGATTTGTCATTTTGATAATCCCCTTTTGCCTCTTTAGGCTTAAATTTTCGTATTTCTTAACTAACCTTAGTATACTATATTATATTAACTAGCACAACACTTCATTACAACTAATATTAATTTTATTATATAAATTTTTCAATTGGATCAACAGCAACGCTTAAACTCACTTCTTTATCAATCTTAATATGCTCTGACTGCTCAAATTGCCTTGTAAGCTGCGATAATATTCCATGAGCTACAAGTATACATTCATTTAATGAGCAGCTAATACAGACTTCAAATCCTTTCATATACTTATTAGATGCTAAGTCATGAATGACAATTTCAGTTTTATAATAACCAGTCATACTTTTAACATTGATTGATATATGAGCTGTTTTATTCAACGTATCATAATCGTTTATAAGCTTCTTAGCGTTTGCTAATGGTATTGCTAACTCCATATAAGTAAACCTCAATTCTATTGAATTTATAAGGGTTATTTGAGATTAAACAACGTGTTAACACAATCGTAACTGATAAGCTTTTAATTTACGTTCTGAATCAAATATTTTAATACTTTGGTTAATATCAATACATTTTCTATTCTGGTCAAAGTATTCATTAGCTTGCTTAGCACTGTTATGAGCTAACATAATATTGTAATAGTCATGATTGAATTTGTTTAAATGTACATTGTTATAGCGCATCAATGAGCTTTGTGAGGCAAATAATATGTAGACTTCTTTAACTGTGAATTGGTTGCCGCATAGCTCATTTAAATAACTGTAGCTACTTGATACTTTACCGTTACATTCATAACCCTTGGTAACATGATAATTCAATTTTATCCACCCCTTTATAATGTTATTAATTTTATTACATTAATCTTCATCATCTTCATAGTCAGCTAAATCATCGTGTAAATGATCAAGATAAATTTCTAAACCTTGCTTTGATTTAGCGTCATCCATATTTTTGATTAACGCTTCAATTGTATCGATTTCTTTGAAGTACCAATTTGCATCTCTCATAATTTATATCCCCTTTGTGTTTATGTATTTATTAACTATCTTTAGTATAAAGGATTATATATTATAAGTCAATATATAATATTAATTTATTTATATAAAAACATGATTTTATTAAAAGTTTGAGAAAAGAAAAGACCATCAAATAAATGATGATCTGAATTGTTATGTGTGTATGTTTGATTTAGTTGTGAATTTCAGAAAGATATAAGTTTCAACTTAGTATATTATTCATTATTTGTTTTGTTCGACCGTATATACTTAGCATAATCTTCTGTTATTATTGATTTCGTGTCTTTACTTATAATTATTGCATCCTCATTGTCATGTCTCACAAGTTTTTGTAATTCTTCGCTATAATATGCTGTATTTATTACACTTAAATCAAACTTTGAGTATACTCTGGTCAATATTTTTTGTATCTTGCTCATTTTTACATTTTTTGAAAGACCATCTTTTTTAATCTTTTTAATAAAGAAATTATCTATTTTATCTTTATCAATATACTTATGTATTTCAATTTTACTCTTCAGTTCTAGAAGTAATTTTTCGTAATTAGCAGCTATTAGATTTACATCGTACATAGTTGAGTTAGGAGATATTGTTAGTTGGTCTGGATTCTTTATCTCCATTATATAATTACTATCTATCATGCATCTTGGCTTCTTAGGTGTTCTCATGAAGAAATTTTTATTGTACTGCATAGCATGTAGCTTTCTTGGCACATCTGACAAAGTTAAAATCAATGCATTCCGAGGACATTTTTTATTAAATAATTTTTCTATAGTTTTCTTATATATGCCTGTTCTAACAATAGAAAATCCTTCTATTTTATACCATTCATTTAAAAGACCTTCAATTCTATCATCATTTAAGACATCATGTCCTTCTAGGTCATTTATAAACCATTTATCTAAAGCTTCTTTATTATAAAATTTACGCTCATCTATGTTTTCGTGAAGCTTAATCATTTTATCCCTGTACTTATAACTCAACCAATTTAACACTCCATTCCTTGTATACCTGTATCCATCATCCTTTCTTGTTGGTACTTTCTCGACCGTTTCTAATACAATTCTACCCTTTATATACTCATCCCTTGGATCGTTTATATTATAAACATTTTTGAATTGTTTTATATATTCGTATTCCTTATTTGGCATCAGTAAAGGATCATCAACAAACTCTAGAATTTTAAATACAAATTCATTCTCAGACTGTGAATTCCAAGCGTTTTGTAAATATATGTTACTGTGATTACTCTTAGTGAGCATTGATACATGTTGTTTTTGTCGCTTAATAAAAGATTCCGTACTTCCTATATAAAAATATCCGTTATTTATATTTTCGATTGCATATATACCACTTTTGGTCATATTTTCTGGTGTTTCTTTAATAATCAATTTGAATAACTCCTTTTCTGAATAATAATAACTTTCGACAAATCTGCACTTAATAGGTATATTATTAATTTTCTTATATCATATACTTACAGAGTCGTATAGACCTTTGAACTCATAGTATTGACGTTCTGGACATAATTCCTTTAATTCCTTTAGTTCAAAAAATGCTAATACACATTCTGAATAGCTATCCTTAAAATTCACTAAGCTATTACTAACTTTAAATTGCTTATGTTCATCTCCGTCAGTTGTGATTAACATTTTATATTTGTTAGGCTTCTTAGTTATAAATTTATTACTTTTGACTACAATTTGATTTCTTTCTATGTACTCTAAAGCTTTACCTTCAAGCTTCGGAACAATATCCTTGACTGTACGTAATGATAAGTTTGTTGCGGTGCTTAATTGTGGAAAGCTCATATAAAAAATATTCTTTTTATCAGAGAATCTTTTACTATGTATTAACATGGCATATGTGACTAGTTTTTGATTTTTGTTTTTTAAAGACATGATTTGAAGCATTTCATTATATGTAATGACTATTTCTTTTTTATTAACAGTCAGTCCAATATCATTGTCATATATGTATTCTACAATCCTGCTAATGTCTTTATAACAATCGTCCATTGGAGTAGCGTATGTTCTTAAATCTTGCTCATGCATCCATAATCTTAATTGACTTTCATTTTCTTGTGCATTTAATCCTAGATACTTATAATATCGTGAGAGATTAAATAGAGAATTGTGACGTGTCCCTATCTGTTGCAATCCTTCTCGTTCTAACTTTTCTAGGTATTCAATAGTGTATGTCTTATCAATACTTTTCTTATAGATATCTAGAGGCTTATATTTTTCATTTATGTAATCTTTGGTTTCTTCTATTTTTTGAGCCTCTTCTGTATCTATATCTTGTATGTCTATCTGATCGTAGTGTCTACAAAGAATATCTAACACTAGTTCTTTTTTTATTTGCTTTATTTCAGATATGTATTCATAATCTTTGATTGGCTGCAATCCTTTATCATAATCAACATACCAACATCTATTTGAGCCACTATCCTTGTTCTTAAAATTGATACCTAAAGGAAGTTTTAAACCTTGGTTAGTTGGTCGTAATTCTACTTGACCAGAATCTATATCATACAAGACTCCTTCATTTATAACTAACTCGTATAAAAGCTTAACTTTGTCGTTCAATATAACGTTATCGAAATAGATGTCTACATGGTATCCTTTATTGCCCGAAGTTGATATGTAAATGCATTCGTCTGGTATTCCTATGTTAATAAGAGTATCTACAATGCGATATGTAACATGTTTGGCTTGCTGCTTATTGTGTATATCTACGTCAAAGCATATGAATTTTGAAACATAATCTCCAGCCATAACGCCTATAGTTTTCTTTCCTTCTAGGTGATCAAGTATCATATTGTCATTCAGAGGAATATCCCATTTATATTTATCTTTATTCTTTGTTTGATATTCACCTTGATTATTAAGTATTAAGTATTTCTTGCGTGTGAGTATAAAAAGTTCATTAAATTTATGTACGATGGAATCAGCATTCTGAATAAGTATTTCAATCGCAACCTCACTTTCATTTGAATTTGTTCCAGATATCTATTTGCTTTCTTAATTCATCTGTAAAAATGTAAACAGCAAATAAGTTTCTACTAACTGGATGAATAGCTTTAGTTATGTATCTATGTCCTTTACGTTTCAACTCTTCCATTAAACCTTTGTCATAACAGTAAAAGAATTTAAGATCATCGATATTCATTTATTAAATGTCTCCTTTAAATTTAGTCTCCGACAAATCTGCACTTAATAGATATATTATATATCTTACTATTAATTACCTTATTAACCCTTACCAATTAAACAATCAATAGACACCACATCCTTTCTTCATTAAAGTATAGTATAAGTGACGAATAGAATAGATGACCAAGTGAATCCACCTATTAACCAGTAACTATATCTTACCACATATCACATGTTATGTGTATTATATTATTAATTTTCTTATATTAATTTATGGAATGGTTTGTATGAATGTAAGTTATAGTTAGTCTTATTACACAAATAAAAAAGCAACTCGAATGAGCTGCCTATTATTGATAGAACGATTCAGGAACATAGCTTCCATCTTCGGTCATTATATAATTAGTTGATTCATTTGCTTGATCATCTATCTCAACTTGTAATCTTTCTATTTCCTTATTGATTCTATTGTATTCTTCATCTGTAGATGTATTGTTAGTATCATTGTATACAGGAAAGTAATCAGCACTATAGAGTAATTTAATATCTGTGATTGTTTCAGGCTTATTAAATGTAACTGTAATGATATCATTTAGTTGGTACTCTTGTTCATTGTTTAGGTTCTCTTTAGTAAAGAATACTCCACCTTCATTATATTGAGACTCTGCATAGTATTCATTATTGTTAATAGATGTAACGATAAATGTATCTGAGTATGATTGGTCAGTATCTTGTTGATCAGTGGACACAGTTGAAACATTAGGTTGCTGTGATTGTTCAGATGTTGTTAATTTATCTTCGGTAGATGATTCCTTATCATTTGTATTAGCTGGCTTAGATTCAACTGTATCTTGCTTAGCTTCCTTATCATTTGTATTAGATGAATAGGATTGAGTGTGAGTAACTGGAGTTGATTCATTATGTGTAAGTAGATATGTAATAGCAGCCGTTGATGTAATGAGTGTGATAATTAATAATGATGAAAGTAATTTGATTTTTAGTTTAGCTTTCTTTAATTGAGTTCTCATTTGATTATCCCCTTTTGAATTGAGTTATTTAGTGTTCCTTAACTACTTTAATTATACTATATTACATGATGAAACTCAATGAGTAATAACTTATAAACTTAATTTATTTATAAAAAAGTGATGTGAGGCGATTTAGTTACCTTTATAGTAGTAACCTTTAATTATAATTATAAAGGATTGAGTGTGATGGGTAATTGTAGTAAGATGAGTTAAGATCGAGTAAGTTTCTACTATATATATAATATGAGTGTGAGGAATAGCTTGGGCAAGTTGAGTATAATATGTAGCTTGATTGTAACAATAGGATAGATAATCATGACATAATAGTTAATTACTTTATGTAAGTTAGTTATAATTTATAATACTATTACAATTTATATAATATAAGTCTTCCATCTTCAAATTCCTGTTACCTCGACATTTGCCCACGTAGAGAACAAACATGCTAAAATTTTGAGTTTGAAAATAAATTTTTTTAAATTTTTAAGTTGGTGTCCTATTTAATGAATCGTCTATTTACTGTGTAATTGTGTGGATGGTATAGAGGTCAGTAAAGTAGTTTGGAGTAGTTTTACGGTAGTCTGTAAATTCCACAGTAGCTAAAAAGCCCATAATAGGGGGGTTATTTAACATCTTAAAATATTTGATCGAGTGAAAATGGCAGCCTAACACTTCAATTTCCACACCCTGAATTAATTTTCAATTACCTATAATTTACCAATAATATTACCTAATATTTTCCATATATCTCCCATCTTAAATTTTCATATTTTATACCACAAATTACCATTTATCCTTAAAATGAATGCATGACGCAATCACTAGACGACCATTTCTCTAAGCGTTTCACCATTTTAATTTTTCCTATTTTCATATTTCCCCCTATAAAAATCCCCTTCCCTCTTACTCCCATCAATGTTTCTACGATACGACTAATCTAATTTTCTATCTAAATAACCCTGTAAACATACTCTCCCTAAGTTTCATGACACTTTTACCTTTAACCATGCATTGCTCATCACGATTGCCTATTTTTAATCAAATTTAAGCTAAATCATGTATGCTAAATCCGATAACCACCGAACGTATACTGACTAAAACTGACTCTATTTTTCAACTTTGGTCAATAAGGGGGGATGAATTTACATCAAAAATAAAAAATCACATAACAAAAAACAGGTACAATAAAATGCACCTGTCAATTAATTACCTTATGTATAATATAAACTTAATTTACTTCGTTAAGAAAATCCTTTAAGAATGTGTTTCTTTTACTTGTATGGTCTGTTCTAATACTATGTCGTAATGCTCTATTCTCGCAAACAATAACGCAGTCATCACTTGCACGAGTTATACCTGTATATAGGAATCCTCTTGATAATAATGAGTATGAATCATATCCAAATACAAATAATACATGTTTAATAGTTGAACCTTGTGACTTATGACAAGTAATAGCGTATGCTAATTCAACCTGATCTAAATCAGTTACACTGTATACAATTGTATCTTCAATTCCTTCAAATTGAATGTAAATCTCTTTGTCATTCTTTAAATCTCTTATCTCTATAATTTTACCTAATGTACCGTTAAATACAGTTAACTCATTCTTTTTAACATCTAATTCAACATCAAATTCTTCATCATGGAACAACTCTTTTTCTTTATCGGTTTGAGCTTTATAGTTATTACCACACTGGATAATCTTATCTCCTTCTCGATATTCATATTGACCACGTTTGACGAATGGCTTACTCATGTCATTAAATACTTTCTGCAAAGCGATGTTTAAGTTTTTAGCGGATAATTCACCTTTAGACTTCAATCCACATATTACTTGAAATTCATTTAAATCTTTATCTTTATAACGTTCACAAATCTTTAATGTCATATCTTGAATACGTTCTCTAGTTTCAGTTGGGAATACGTATAAGTCCTTTAATTCACCAAATACACGTTTATTATAATCACCTGATGCAATAACTTGTTTCCCTTCTCGTATCTCATTTGCAATACTAAGAATACCTGACTTTTGAGCTTGACGCTGTACAATTGTTAACTCTTGCTTTGGAACAATAGGCGAATGAAGTAAATCATCAAATACGCTCCCTGAACCAATACTAGGTAACTGTGCTGAATCTCCAACAATAATTAGCTTACCACCTTCAGGAATAGCTGCTAATACACTATGGAATAGATAACTAGAACACATGCCAGCCTCATCTAAAATAACAACCTCATAATCTAACGGATTTTCTTCATCGTGCATAAAACCTTCGCCTGGTTTATATCCTAACATTCTATGTATGGTCATAGCGTTTAAGCCATGAGAAGCCAATATCTTACTTGCTTTGCCTGATAAAGCACAACAAACATGCTCATGTTCTGACAATGCAGCTAATACACCTTTAAGTGTAAATGTTTTACCTGTACCAGCTTTACCATTCAATACTAATACATTATTTTCAATGGCTAATTTAATTGCGTTTCGTTGTTCATCTGTATATGTAAATCCATTCTTACTTTCCAACTCTTCAATTTTTTGATCAACATCATTCACAATTAATTCATTTTTAGAATCAATCATCTCAAGTAACTTATTCTTTATATTCGTTTCATATTGATAATTTCTGTATAAAGCCACCTTATCTTCTGTTATGTATATTGTCCCTTCCTTGCCTTCTAAGTCAACTAAACGATTGGAAACTGTTGTATAATCAATGCTTAATAAATCTTTAAGCTTCTCTATAGCTGATACACGATTAATCCATGTGTGACCATTTTGTTCTTCTTGTTTTAGCATAAACTCTATAGCTGCATCAATACGGAATGAACTATCAGGATCATCCCCTCGCTTCATAGCGTATCCATCAACTTTTAGAAACCCAAACTGAGAAACGCTACAAAGTGAATAAATATTTTCTTTTACCTTTTGAACAACAATGTCAGCAGAGCCAAAGTGATGAATCAGCTTCTTCATGGATTCAAATGTAATCTCTAAATCATCTAATTCAACTAGCGCTCTTTGGATATCAACGTTTTCCAATACTTTCTTTTTCAACTTTTCATATGTAGGTTTGCCAATTCCTTTAATCTTCGAGTAATCAATCTCATCGTTGCGGAATAAATCAATAATCTTTTCATTTGGATATTTAGAAATAATTGCTTCTGCATATCTTGGAGCTATAATTGAACGTATGTATATTTGCTGTTCTTGAGGAGTTGTGTATTCTTTTACTCCTACTTTGACAACGGTGTAACCTTTTCCGTATTTAGGATGATGTGTTTCTGTAATGGTTAAATCATATTCTTGATCATCAATTAGTTGTTGCATCTTTCCATTAACTACAAAGTTTCTGTATTTATTCAGTTTAACAGCTTTCGTATTTGTAACTGGCTCTACAGCAAATACTCCAAACGAACCTTCTTCACTATAAAACATCTTTCTAACAACTCTTACTTTCAAATCGATTAGTTCTTCCACCAAATCAACTCCTATTATTAATTTCATTACTTAAACAGTTTTGAACTATTTGTCTTTATTATATTACACAGCTTAGAGAAAAGTAAATAAGTAAATTAATATTATAATAAGTTTTAAGGTAAGAAAGTGTTATAAAATACAATAAAAAAAGGACACAACTATGTGCGCCCTATACTTTACACTCAAATGACTTATATATCATTTTTCTTCTATATTTTGTAGAGGTTTTTTGATACATTGGTTTCTCCATTTGTTTTGTTCCTCCTCATCAATCGCAATTTCTCTTCCTTTCGCCCCTTTACGTAAGAAACCTTCCTCTTCAAGCTGTTTAAGTAAAGAAGTAACGTTTGATTCTCTCGTGCCTAATCCTTTGGCTAATTCTTTTACTCTAGTCTCACCTGTTTGACAAATTAATCGTTTCATCTTATCAATGTCTGATTCAGGTTCAGCGATTTCATACTGTGCAACAGGTTGATCTTTATAGTATTCACGTAAACGTTCAAACACTGCTTCCTCGTCTTCATCACTTTTCAAAGATAGTAATGGGGATTGAAACCTGATAAACTCTTTAATCTGACCATCTGAACGTATGCATCCATCCCCTCTCCCTAGTAATCTATAGGGAATGGTCTTATCAAATACTGTTCTATAATCAGTTGAACTTTGTAAGCTGAATGATATCCTCATTGGAATGTTTGCTTTAATTAATCCTGTAATAACTTTTACTTCTGGTCGCTGTGTGCAGATAACCATATGAATTCCACATGCTCTAGCTTTTTGACCGATACGTTGAATATAATCCTCAACCTGTGGGTTAACCATCATTAAGTCTGCAAGTTCATCAATTACTAATACAATGTAAGGCATTTTAACCTCAGATTTTTCGTTATAGGTAGAGATTTCTCTACATGACATTTCAGCGAATCTCTCATATCTTTTATCCATTTCAGTTGTTAATTTGTATAGAAGAGCTGCCGCTTTATTCATATCAGTGATAATTTCTTTTACATGAGGTAAATCTTTGAACATAGCAAGTTCTACAATTTTAGGATCAATTAAATACAGGATTAAGTCGCTAGGTGATGTAAATAGGATTAAGCAGATAATTAAAGCTGTAACAAATACACTCTTACCTCCACCTGTTTGACCTGTAATTAATGCATGTGGGGCGCTTGTTAAACATTTCATCATTAACTCATCATTCATATCCATACCTACTACAAATGGTAGGGGATTCTTTGATGCAAACTCTATAAACTCCTCATTTTCAAGTAAACTACGTAAATAGATGATGTCACGCTTCTCACAGGGAATTAAGAATGAAACAGTATCAGACTCATCCCCTTGCTCAATTGACAGCCCATCAACACCTAGTGAAGCTTGAATGTTCTTTAAGTTGCTTTCAATTTGAGTAAACTTCACTCCTTTAGGGATAGGAAGGACAATACGTTGAATAGTCGCACCTCTTTCCTCTTTTTTAGTCTTAATGGTCTGAGACCTTATCAATCCATTATTGTTTAAAGCTTTGACAATATCCTTTCCGTATTGACGTTCTATACCATTCTTAACCACATCTTTTTTGAATAGCAAGTGTATAGGTGCTTGCAAGCCGCTTCCTTCACCATAAAGTGGAAACTGCGGTGGAGATGTTACTGTGTTCTTAATTTCACCTATCTTCTCTTTATTTTCTTTTAACCCTTGTTTATTGTTGAAGATTGAAAGTATTTCTTGCTCAGAGAGTAATTGGTCTTGGCTAATAGGTGACATTGATTTTTCCCTTATATTTATAAGAAAATTGAGCTTAGAATTGATTCTAGATAATTTGAGTGAATTAAAGTATGTCGTTTCAGATAAAATTGATTGAATTTCATTTACAATATCCTTATCTTCTTGACCTGAATAATTAACTAACATGATTCTAAATTCAAACCTGAATCCTTTGTCTAATACTTTACTTTCTACTTCTGGAATGGATTCTCTTCTCTTTCTGCTTCTGTCCAACTTTGATAATACGTTTAATGCTTTATTCTGTATGGAGCGCATTGTTCTACTTTCAGATGGGAAATCATTACCGTTTAGGTATGCATCATATTGTAGAATGGCGTTTTCACTCCAATCATCAAGTCTTTGAACAAATAAGAATTGAGTGAAGATGTGAGTATTCTTGGTGGCTAATAAAGTAATGTCATCTAATATACTTAGAGCTTCTTTTGTGTAGATTGGTAGAAATGAGGGGAACTCTAATTCAACGTTGAAACATGAAAGAATACTTTGATCTTCTTCATCCCAAAACCAATGTTTAGCGTGTTCCCTCCCTAGAGACATTCTTTCTAAAGAGGGGGTGATCATGAATCGTTGAATTTCATCTTCAGTAGCCAATTGCTCTACACCATATATGCCTTCTCCTAAATACCTTGATGTGAGCAATTTATTGATATCAAACGATTCAACCTCATGAATGATACTTAAATGATTGTTAACAGGTGTTTTATTAATTTTATTTCTAATCACGTTTAGAAGCATTCTTACGCATCTCCTTTACTAATACCGTTGAATTGATAAGTTGCACCGTAAAGTTAATAATGATTACAGTCAGATTCATAACTAATACCTGTTCCAGACCTGTCATATGAACCACTCCCTATTCTTTATCGTTGATATCTCCTAAATAGCGTCTTCCATGCTTATTCCTTAATTTTAATAATTCTTCACTGTTATTTGATTTAACTAAATTCCTTGTTGCATTTACTCCTTTAAGTGCTAACCCCACTCCTGGTGATTTTTTGAAGATAAAACTATTTCCAATTGATTTAAAAACACTCTTAATGCTCTCACTGTTGCTATCAACTTTCGAAGTAAATATTTTAGGAGGATTCTTTAAGCGATACATTCCACCAATGATAATTGCAAACTTAGCAATAAAAGCTGTAGGATGTGCAGCTAAGATAGAGGATGGAATTGCGAACATGATCATTGCGATGATAAATAAAAAGATAGCGTAGTAGAGGTGTACAAAAGATAAGTCTTTAACGTTTGATAACCAAGTGTTGAAATAGTGTCTGTAATCTTTAAATATCCACGCTGTTAATGCTAATGGTGTAACAATGCCTAAGCACATTAAGTCAAACCATCTTCTTCCGTTATTTGCGAATATCTTAAACATCATTCCAAACAGGATTACATCAAATCCTAGCAATGCGAATGTATCTAGCCAACTCCACATTGATAAGTCTCTATTCCCCATTGAAACAATTTGTTTGTGGCTTAGGTTTATAAAGATGCTAGAAACCTTGTTGAGTAGAATGAAAGTGTGCTCAAATAACCAAGGCGAAGATCCAGCGGCTAATGTAGCAATAGGAAGTCTTGTAGATATTTCTTTAATTCCTGTACTATCCTTTCTGAACATTCTCTTTAAGCCTTCAAATATTGTTAATATCACTACTAACCCTGCTGATACGATCATAAAGATGGAAGTTGCATCCTTGAAATAACTGTTATCGAATAAGATTAGAGGTGTGTATAGAACAACACTTGAAACTGTCTTATATACCCATGAAAGTAGTTCAACCGAATATGCTGGTAAATTAGCAGGTAAGTTGTTTATGATGTCTCCAGTGGATATTAGAAATTCTGAGATAGAATCAAGTTTACCAAATACTTCTTTAAATTCTGCTATACCTCCACCTCTGCTCAAAATTTCTTCTTTGGAGAAATAGCCTTTTCTTACATCGCCTCTTTCAAGAAATGTCTCAGCGCTTGCCATGTTAGTGAATAGAAATGAACTTGATAATACTGTGAAAGGTAAGATGACTTTTTTACTTAGAAAGGGGCGAAGAATAAATCTACATTTTTGAATAACTTTATCGCACTGTAAAGCAAGAGACTGATTAGAGGAACTGCTACGAGACACTGAATGTATCCCTTGATTATGTCTGTAGTCCACGCTGTTGAACCGTTTTGTCTTAACATTCTTGAAGCTCCTGCTGCCATCATTAGAATCATTGCTAGAGCCGATGATGCTATTACTGAACAAATTACTACGAACTTCATTATACTCATGAATTCGCTCATTACGGTTGGGTCTATTGCTGTAGCTGTAGCTGCTAATGCTGGGTTTGCGAGTGTTAGGATGGTCATTCCTGCTACGTAGGTCGCTTTGAGGATTTTGACTGCTTGCTTTCTGTCTTTTTTGTTTAGATTCTCCACCTCCTTTTTGATCTCTAGTGTAAAATTTTCTGTTGATTTGAATTCGTTCACCTTATTCAGTGTGTAAGATTGAGTTGGATTAATGTAATTAACGTGTTGATTTAGATTTTTCGATGAGAGATTTAATTTCATCATGACCAGCCTCCTCTCTTTTGTTTGATTTCTTCTTAAATGTGTTAAACCATTCCATTGCAGTGCTTGCTGATAAACCCATTCCCAATAAAGTAGCGATTTTAATCGCTGCAACTAACTCTAATCCCATGATGTTTCACTCCTTATGATGTTATATCAAGTTTATATGTGCAGTTAAAATTGTCTTATGACATATTTATTGTTTTTTAACAATTTTAACTGCACAATTCATTATTTCTCTTTATACAAGACAGAAAACATATCGTATCTTTGTAAAGCAACGCATATTCTTACGAAATAATCCAGTGATGGCTGTGTTTTATTATTTAGTATCCTGCTGAATGCACCTGGATCAATACCTGTTAAATTTGCTAAATCTTTAGACTTTAAACCCTCCTGATCCATTATCTTTTTAAATTTATTTTTCAACTGATAAGGACTCCCTAATTGATAAGTTTCTTTCACTTGATTGAAGTTATAAACCTTTTGCAAGTAATCGAAAACTGCTGCTTTAAAAATGTCTTCTATTCCAACTACATCTTCTTTACCACGTAATTTTCTTTGTAGTGTCTCATAGCGTGCAATTTCTTCTAGCTTGATTAGGGTTTCTTTTTTTAGTTCAATTTCAATTTTCATGAATAAATTAACTTCCTTTCGTTGATAATAAAATTAATCACATTGACTAGGAGTTGTAGCAAATGTTTAAAGATCAATTAGATGAATTCTTGGATGAAACAATTGATGGAGGTCGCAAACTGTGAGCTTTAGTCAGATTGCCAAGTCAGCATATAGAGCATTTGAAAGTTACGTAACAGATGAGCATAGACCACATTGGTATCATGCTTTAGATAAGGCTAGTAATGATACTATAGATAAAACTGGTATGAGCAAGAAAGAATTGAGAGCATTGCTTCAGTATTTGTATGATGAACGTATTATCAATTAAGTGCAGAGTGTTAAACAACTCTCCAATTTGTTCATAAATGCCTGGTGAATCCTTTAAAATATCTATTTTATCTTGATTTTCTTGGACTTTATCAGCAACATTCTGAGCGAATTGGGGAGTGTTCATATTTTGAATGTCATTGATGTAGCCTGAAGGATTGATGAACTCGCCATTTTCATTTTTAAGCCCAAAGTGTAAATGAGCCCCATTTCCTCCTGTTGAACTTACTACATGACCTGAGTGTCCACTGTGACCGATTAAGTCTCCTTTGTGGACAATATCCCCTGTTTTTACCGTTACATCTTGCATATGTCCATATATCAGTTCGTTATCCCCTCCATTAAACTTAATCTTAACTACTAAGCCAGCGTTTTCTCCTCCGTAGTTTTGTATTTGAACTACACCGTCCTCTAATGCACGTAAATTCTCACCGTCTTTCATATCGAAATCAATTCCCGAATGTTGACTGTCTCTGAAGCTCTCCTTTTCTTTAAAATATGAAGTGATTTTGTAAGTCATGATGAGCACCTTTTTTCTTTTAATTTTTGATTAAATTTCAGTTTGATTTTCCTTTCAATTTTAGTTGCTTGAATCTGAGTTTTTAAAGTTGATTGTTAAGTCGAGATTATAGGGCAACATTTTAGAGAAGTTTTATTGGTAAAGTTTAATTTAAGTTACAATCTCCGAAACTCAATGTCTCCGAAAAACCGTATCCCAGTGCTTCGGGAGATCTCCCACCCCACGGGCGATTAAAAGTACAAACAGTCGGGCGATGATCTGGCGACTATCGGGAGAGCGTAATTTTACTTTGGGAGATGATAATTTACTATATTGATATATACTATTTCACTTAAGATATTTACTTAATATATCCGATGTACTCTTCTTTCCGCTCTCATCTTCATGTTTGTTTTGTTGATTAGACAAGCTAGTAAATCTTGATTTATACGCATTGTTTCCGCTTGTATTATTCTTAAGTTGGATTTGCCTATTTTCTAGAATTTCATCTATTTTATCCAAGCGTTTTTCACTTACAGACAATCCTGTGTAGACAATCATTAATTTACTTTTTTCGTTTGAATTGTAAATTCCTTCAAAGATGTCGAGTGGTTGATTTTCAAACCTTTTAAAAACACTGTAGCTTACATTATCTAATACATTTTCATCATTTGAGTCTATAATTATGGCAGCTTTACCAATGCTTTTGTGCTCAATCGGGGCATATATAGCCCTGCTAAGACATTCTCCAGTCAATTGATTGATACCTTCTACTGTTAAGTTCTTTCCCTCATTTTTAAGTTCTTTGTGTACGTCATCAATGCTTAATATTGTTGCAAAACCACTTTGTTTAAAAAGGTTGATGAAGTCTCTCCTGTCAAAACTCCCATTGACAGAGATACATTCTGTAAAGTTGTATAGATCAATGATATCTTCAACAAAACTTTCGTTAGTATGCTTATAAATCTTACTTTTCCCTGCATTTGAGTGATTTTTTCTAATTTGTTCATTATCTATAGGAAGAATACAACATTCTAACTCTGAAAGTTCTTCAAAAACCTGTTGGTTATTTGCTAGTGCTGTAATGGATTCATTATTGTGAGGTATAACTGGAACAGCAACAATTGCTTTATTTGGGTATAGATTCATTAGAATGTCAATTGTTACTACACTAAGACCACTTCCACTGCCTCCTGCTGACCCAAAAGGCACAAATATGACTTTAGATGACTCGAAATGACTTTTTATGAAGCTTATTAGTATTTCTGGATAATTTGAAAGTAACCCAATTGCTGCTTTTCTATCGTGTCCCAATCCCTCACTTCCAAGTAATTTCAACTTGTAATGGACATCGTTTATACTATTTAAATCCTGTGATGAAAAGTTAATTGCTCCAGATAGGATTCCCATACCTCCCATTAAGTTTGCTATATTGCCGCCACATTGACCTAATCCAATAACACAAATATCATTAATATTCATATTGTCATCTCTCCATTCGTTCGGATATCTAATGCAGTACAACCAAAAGGAGTTAAATAAATACCCAAATTCCTTGCATTTCCAACCATTTTTACTAAATTACATGCAATTAAGCGATTTATGATTCTTGAGCAACCACTCCTACTTATTTGAAGATGATCTGTTATTTCTAAGGTTTTAATGGAGTGAATTGAATCTGTTGCGTTTTGTTTATAAAGATAGGATAAAACAGATACATCATTAGCATTGAGCTGTTCAACGATGCTTTCAAAATACTTTTTGTATTCATTCATAATTATTTCCTCCTCTTCATTTAAATGAATATGTTTGCTTTTCAATGACTATTTGTGACCCGATAATAAAGTATATTAGGTAGGTGATTGTCCTGTTCCAATTATTTTAAAAACAATTATAAATAAATTAATATTATATATTGACAAGTGTTGGTAATCATCTTAGAATAAGGTCAAAGGGACAGAAACCCTTGAAGCTGAGTCAAACAATAAAAAAAGGAGATGAATAACATGAGTCGATCAATGGATGAGTAAGAAACGGTTCTTGTATTCAATAATAAAGATAGGAAGTGGGATGTTTACAGTTGTGTACCAAAGCACATTAGACGATTAATGGACTATGGTGAAATGGAGGTTTTAGAAGAAGATGAAGGAAGACCAATCGCAGTTAGAGGTAAATTAGAAGAGCGTCAAGTGTCGATGAAAAGATTAAGACAAATGACAGAAGAACAACGACAACTTGCAGCAGAAAGATTACATAACGCTAGAAACAGTAAGAAATTATAAGTAAATTAACAATATATAATATTTTAATACTAATACATACATAATTAAGTAGAGTTATAAAAACATAGTAAATAATAGGCGTTTTTGAGCTTAAAATTGATTTTACATAAGAGAGGAAAAGTGAATAATATGGAACAAAAGAAAAAATCATTGAAAGGGATGAAACTGTCTTCTGAAAATGTTAAGGAGTTTTTAATTTCTAAAATTGAAGAAGGAAGTTGCACCGAAGATGAGTACAGTTTATTTTTAGACATCGTTGATTATGGATTTAGAAAAGCAGTAAGAAGTAATTATAATACATATCGAGGTTTAAAGAAGCAAATTCAAGCATACTACTTTAAAGGTTGGAAATAAGTAAATTAATAATATAAAAAGGGGGATTTATATTGAGAGGTAATTTAACTAATCAAGTGCAGATTTACAGTGTAGATACTAGCTTCTTCTACAATGAAGAAGAATTAAACATACATACTCAATTAAATGAGAGATACATAAAAAGAACTGATATAAAAAAGAAGATCAGTGCAGAAATTAAGAAACTGAAGAAGAACCCTACTTTAAGCGAGAGTAACAAGTTAAAAATAGAGAAAGAATTATTTAACTTAAACAAAGAGATTAAAGCATTAAAAAATGAACTGCATGAGCTATTTCCTAAGAACACAGGAATCAGAACCTTTAATGAAGATATGATTACTGCTAAGAATGAGATTTCTGTGTTTGAGTCTGTTCTTACGAGGACTTTAAAGATGGACACAGACCGCTTAAGTAAAGACATAATCGTTATTCAAACCTACTTCTTTAACATTTTACAGGACATAATTAAAAATGGATTCCTGTGGAATGGAGAAAAATACGTAGTATTTACGGCTAGTGCGGGTCAGATTAGAACAAAGAAAACCATCTTCATTAAAGAATCTCAATTGTTAAAGTATCAAAAGTCATTAATGTGTGGTCTTTCGAGTGACATTATCAATCAAAAAGGTGGAATGAATATCAATAAGTATTTAGCCTACCTTGCCCTTTGTAATACAGCTAGTGAGCATTGGGATATAGACATAAGTAAAGCGATTGTAGTAGATGATTTGGAAACAACCGTAGAATGCTTAGTTGATTTTATCAATGATGAAACATACGAAGTGAAGCGTGAAAAAGCCGGAGTTGAGATTAGTCATACAGATGGTTGTGGAATGATTCTCCCTAAGTTAAGCAAGAAAAGTTTTATGTGTAGACTTCCCTTTGTGAAAGGGTTGCTGGTGAGTTTTCCTTATGATAAATTCATTCGAGAACATAACCGTAAAAATCCCAATGATAAAATCGGGAAAGTTAAAGATATCTACGGCAAAGAGTATGACATTTTGGAAGATGATATCCAAATAATCTTTACAAAGTCTCAATTTAAAATGGCAAAATACTACTCTAGTTGGGATGAATATAAAGAAAACTTCATTAAATATGATTGCAAAGCTGGTAAAACAAATGAAGAAGAGGATAAATTTTCAGATGCTAAGCTAAACTACCAAATGCTTCAAAGTCTTTATAAACTAAGTCACGATGACTTGAAAACAATTAGCCAAGAAACTGTAACGAGAATCAAAAACATCGGAAGTGACAGACATGCAATGCTTAAAGTATTAGGTGTTACTGATTCTAATCAGAATAAAAACTACATTCAACAAGCATTGGAGCTGTACCCAGAGCTACTAAATGATGCATATTGTAAAGATATATTGAAACAAGTAAAGAAAAGCTTAGTAAGAGATGGACGTTCTGGAAAATTAGACATTGATGGTAAGTATACGTTTATATGCCCTGATCTTTATGCATTTTGTGAGTATTTATTTCTTGGTCATGAGAATCCCAAAGGATTGCTACAAGATGGAGAGGTATATTGTGAGCTATATAAAGAAAAGAAAAAATTAGATTTATTGCGATCTCCTCACTTATATATGGAGCATGCAATTCGAAACAATGTAATTGATAAAGAAAAAAAGAGATGGTTTAAAACTAAAGGTGTTTACACAAGTGTACATGATGTAATTAGTAAAATACTTATGTTTGATGTAGATGGAGATAAAAGTTTAGTTTGTGCTGATGAAACATTAATAAATGCTGCTGAGGAGCATGTAAAAGAAGCTGGAGTCGTCCCTCTCTATTATAATATGAAGAAAGCAGGAGAAAGTCAGATTAATGGAGACAGTATATATGAAGGTTTGAGCGCAGCATACACTGGCGGTAACATTGGGGCTATTTCAAATGACATTACAAAGATTTGGAACAGCGAAGAAGTTGATTTGAATGTAATTAAACTTTTATGTATGGAGAATAACTTTGTAATCGATTATGCTAAGACACTTTATAAACCAACAAGACCTAAAGAAGTGAATGATCTAATTAGAAGCTACACAAAACTCAAGACACCCCACTTCTTTAAATATGCTAAAGATAAAGAAGATAATAAAGTTGAACCATTGAATCACAGTGTTGTAAATAAACTAGAAAAGATAGTTCCTAATCCAATTATCAACTTTAGAAAGGCTAAGCTTGGTGAATTCGATTATAAAATGCTCATGAGTAATCCAGATGTAGATATTAATGAAGAAATCATTGAGAAGTATAGGATTTTAGACACAAAGAAAAAGTTTATGTCTAGTGAAAGAGATAAAGAGTTTGAAAACTTATCAGCTTTATACACGAATATAAAGAAAGAACTAGTTAATGGCTTCAATAATACATATGTTTCTGATGTTTTAACCAAATACTTATATGAAGTGAAAAGTTCAAAATTCAAGACTACTCTTTGGGAGTGCTTCGGTGAGGAACTTGTGAATAACTTGCGAAGTAATGTAAAAGTAAAATTAAATAACACCATCCCATGTGAAGGTTGTGGCGAACGAATTGAAGTTATTAATAACCAAAGTAAGTATTGTAGAGAGTGCTGGTTAGAAAAAGAAAGACAGCGTCAATTGAAAAAATGGCATAAAAATAAACATGTGTATAGAAACGCTACCGTTTTGGAAAAAACTTTGTAGCCTTAGAGCCATAAGGGTTTCAACGATAGTAAAAATATGTAAAACCCTTATAAACGTTGATATATCAACATTCTTCTTGAAAATTGGATAGTCTCTAAGGGAAGCAATAAGCTAATGTACAAAGTTAAGAGATATTGTGGTGATTTCCCCCCTATTTATATCTCTTAAAAAATTTTCAATTATAAATAAATTAATATTATATATAACAAAAAAACGGAGGAATTTTATTATGAACAAAACAGAATTAGTAAGTGTAGTAGCAGAGAAAGCAGAATTAACTAAGAAGGATTCAGCGAAAGTTGTTGACGCTGTATTAGAAGCAATTACAGAAGCATTAGTTGCAGGTGAAAAAATTCAATTGGTTGGCTTCGGAACATTTGAAACTCGTGAACGTGCTGCTCGTAAAGGTCGATCTCCACAGGACGGCACTGAGATTGACATTCCAGCAAAAACTGTAGCTGCATTTAAACCAGGTAAAGCTCTTAAAGACGCTGTATCAGGTAAATAAATTAACATTATAGAGGTGGAGTGATTTAACTCCCCTCTTCTATTACATATTATATCGCTACTTATAAGGGGGATTCATATGCCGTTACCAAAAGATAACTTACTATTTGGATTTTCGGAAATTCTTACTGATGAGCAAAAAGAATATGTAGACTCAATTTTTGACAATCAGTTAACCATTGTAAATGCGGCTGCTGGAACTGGAAAGACAACTCTAGCCGTGGCATGTGCAAAAGTATTAGAGCGTGATTTAGTTTATATCTTCTCACCTGTAGAAGAAAAAGCATTAGGATATACTCCTGGATCAGTCGAGGAAAAAGAAATGAAGTATATTGTTCCATTAAAAGATGCTTTATTGGAAATTGGAGAGATTCCTGAACGTGTAATTCAGTGTGAAGGAAACGAAGATAACATGAAGAACGGAAATGCTTGGGTAAAAACTATGTCCCATGTTTTTGCTCGTGGTACGAATATTAAAGGTAATAAATTAGTAATTATCGATGAAGTCCAAAACTTTACTCGTGGTGAACTTAAGAAAGTATTAACACGTATTCATGATGATGTAATCGTGGTTATGATTGGTCATGATGGACAATGTGATTTGAAAGACCCTAAGAAAAGTGGTTTTGTTCCGTACTTAGAGCATTTTGAGACTCAAGATTACGCTAATATTTGTAAATTAACAGTTAACTTCCGTGGTAAATTAGCTCAACATGCTGATCTATTAAATTGGTAAAGTTTGCGTTGCTTCAAATTAAACCAATATATGATTAATATGACGTAGGATTTTAGTTCCTATTACTATTGTGATTAGATAAACAATCTAATCACTTTTTTATTTCTGAGAAAAGGTGACTTAATTGAAGAAAAGATGGTCAGAAAATGAAATCGAACTATTAAAAAATAACTTTGATAAAGAAGATTCTGATTTAGAGGTCTTATTCCCTCATCGGAGTCTGAAGTCAATTAAGCATAAAATTAATTCTTTGAGTCTTCCTAGGGTGCAATGTTTTAAACACTATACTGATGAAGAGATAAATTTTCTAAAATTAAATTACCGTCTAAGCAAAGAAGAATTGACTAGCGCTTTAAATAGAGATTGGGAATCTATCAGAAAAAAACTATCTGAACTCAATATAGATTATCATTTAACTTTTAAGGTTTGGTCAAAAGAAGAAGTTGAATTATTATTAACTTCGAAATCAGCACAAGATGCAATAGAAAAATTACCTAATAGAAGCGAACAATCCGTAAGGTGTAAGCTGAGTGAGTTGGGTATGACATTTAAAGACTGGAAAACGGAAGACGTTAACTTCTTAATTGAAAACTACCCATCTAAAGACGCAAATTTCATAGCGACTGAATTAAATAGAACTTTACCAAGCATTTATAAAAAGGCTAATAGCTTAGGTTTAAAAAGGGATCAGTTCACTATAAAAAGAGGAATGAAAGGTAGCAAGAACCCCAACTGGAAAGGCGGAATAGGTTCTGAAAATGCTAGGTTGAGAGATTCTCTGGAGTATAAAAATTGGAGAAACAAAGTGTTCCAAAGAGATAGTTACACTTGTAGATGTTGTGGAAATAATAAGGGTGGAAATCTTCATGCCCATCACGTTGAGAATTTCAGCGAAAACGTTGAGTTGAGATTTGTAGTCGATAACGGCTTGACTCTTTGTAATGATTGTCACAATCCAAATGTGACAGGTTCTTTCCATAATATTTACGGAACAAGAAATAATACAAAACAACAATTAGAAGAATTCATAAAAACGAAACAATTAATACATATATAGCATGGCAAAAACTATGTTATCGCAACGTCCTACTCTCGCACTTTAGTTCCGTTGTGAATTCGCAACGTTAAATAATGCACCAACTGGATTAAGAATTGGGTATGAAACCCTAACATCAGTTGAATTGAGTCGTGATGACTCTAACCAAAAAGAGAATACATATGTAGACAAAGTGACACTTAGTAGGATAAATTCCTGATGATAGTCCCTCCTTTGTTCTATTTACAACTGCGCTCATTCGAAGTAATGAGACATTATCAAGCCGAAAGGCAGTGACGAAGTGATTTGAATTGCTTCGGTTTTCAATCTTGAGGTCAATATGACACAGCTAATAACTATGCCCTTTAATTTAATTATTGAATGCGGTCTAAAAAATATTTTTCGGGTCTTGCACCCCACGCGACTGAGCGTACCTATTCACAACCCTACCCTACTTACCTGAGTTTGTATGGTGGGGTTTTTAATTTAAAGAAAGTGGGAGATTAAAATGGCTAAACAGAGTTTAAGTTACGTTTTTAAAAATTGTCAAATTTCATTAACAGACAACGAAATCACAGAGTTTGGAAAAGATGATAGTAAAGTATATGTGTTATCAGATATCATTAAGAAGTTTGAAGGCGAAGGAAAACGAGTTGATATTAGTATTAAAGAAACTTCAGAGTTAGAGCCTGAAGGAGAATTTTGATTATGAGTGATACTAATCAATTATTGAAACTGAAAGATGAGTCGTTTGTAGATTATCATGTGCGTTTGTTTGATAATAAGGATGAGTATAAAATTGATAGCCATCGTATCGCTGAATTATTAAACTCTGAATATGGTAGCAAGTATGATGAGAGTAAATGGCGAAAAGACTATGCTCAATATTGCAAATGGAAATCTTACTTCGTTGAAAAGAATCTAGATGAAGAAATCACTAAAAAGCACGAAGAAATTCGTATTGAATCTGAAAAAGAACGAATTCGTAAACAAGATCAAAGGCGTGAATATCAGAAATTAATTCGTGAACAGGCTCGTATTGAACATGTACGAGATGAGATGATTAAGGAATTACATAAGATTAACAAGAAGAAACCTATTAAATGGAATAAAAAAGATAACTACCAGTCTGAAAATGGTCGTGAAGGATTGTTGGTTCTTTCTGATTTACACTATGGGTTGTTTACAAACAATCACTGGAATAAATTTGATAATGATGAATTTATAAATAGAATGTCTCGATTAGTTACAAAAACCATTGAACATGGAAAAAATAACAAAGTAAGCACTCTTCATTTGTTTATGATTGGTGACTTAATTAATGGTTTAATCCATCAAGTAACACGAATTGTTAACACAGAAGATGCAGTATCTCAGACGATGAGTGTATCTGAAATTTTAGCTGAAGTTATTGGTACACTTTCAGATGAGTTTGACCATGTGAAAGTGTATAACTGTCGGGGAAATCATGACCGAGTTACACCGAACCGAAAGGATGAAATTGCTAAGGAAAGCTTCAATGATTTAATCCCTTGGTATCTTAAAACTAGACTAAAAGATTCGGAGAATGTTGAGTTTGTAGAAAATGAAATTGACGATGAAATTATCATTGCGGACATCGCAGGAAATAAAGTATTCGCTGCCCACGGACACAAAGATAAAATTAATAACATTGCACAGAACTTAACAATGATGACTAAACAGTTTCCTGAATATATTATTATGGGACATTACCATCATCACGAGGAAAAGGAAATTCATGACGTAGAAGTTATTATTAATAGTAGTTTCTCTGGTGTAGATGAATATGCAAAAGATATTCGTGCGACAAGTAAGGCTGCTCAGAAATTTATTATCTTCACTAAAGAAGATAAACGTTTATGTACATATAACATCTTATTAAATAAGTAAATTAACGTCTACATAAGAGTGGAGGGAAACTATGGCGGAAATGAGCTATGTATATCCAGATAGAATTTTAGAAGAAATGAAAGTCAATGCTGCTCTTAGAGATAGACGCATCTTCATTAATGAAGAGATTGATAGAGAATCAATGTTTAAAGCTTGCTATTTGTTGGATAGATTAGTTGAGCTTGATAAAAAATCAGCAACTAAAGAAAGCATAGAATTTGTTATTGATAGTTATGGTGGTCATATTTATCATGGTCTTTCACTCATTTCTAAGATGGAGTCGCTACGTAAGCAAGGTTATGAAATTATTACTACTGTAAATTCTGTTGCTATGAGTATGGCTTTTATGATTTTACTTTGCGGAAGCAAAAGGTGTGGATTAGAACATAGTCGCATCATGTGTCATCAACCTAGTTCTGGAACATGGGGAACGCTTCAAGAGATGGAAGAATCTTTAGAAGAAACAGTCGAACTATGGAATCGAATGAAGGAACTAATTATTAAATATACGAAGATTACTGATGAACAGCTAGAGGACATTAAGACACGTAAATATGATTGGTTTATGTGGAGTAATGAGGCGTTAAAACTAGGTGTTATTGACGAGATTATTTAAGGAGAATGATGGTATGTCTGAAGAAGTTAATGAGCAAGTATTAGAATTAGACCCTGATCAATTACAAGAATTAATTGGTGAACAATCAGATACATTACCTCCAATTGAAATTGAATTAGATGCTTATGATCAAGGAGAATTTCAAAAAGGAATTGATGAGACATCTCATCTAGCAGGTGTTATCACCGCACTACTTAATACAGGTGTTACAGAAGGTTTTGTTTTAGATTATCTATTAAACAAAGCAACTATTGAACATAATCTTGAGACAGCGAAAATTAATAAAGATATGAATATTGAAATGGTTAAACATCAACGAGTTGTAGCAGATAAGCATGAGCTATAAGTAAAATACCCATTTTAAAGAAATTAATATTATAGTTGTTTTATAGAATACCTACTTATTGTGGGTGTTCGATTAAGGCAGTTAAACTTTCTGTCTTAACAAAAAACTGAGAGCGAGCGTGTTAAGAATGAGTAAAGAACAATATGTAAAACAAGAATTAGAAATTTTTAAAACAAAGTATGAATGGAGTCACTTAGATGACTTTAGTGTTAAAGCAATGTTTGAACTACAATGGCAATATTTTAATTCACCAATTGATCATGTTAAGACTCGTTCAGAGTTGCTAAATATGATTGAGAATATAAAACGAAGATTAGATTTGAAGCCTGTAGTTATTAAGCCAGAATTAAAAAATGAAAATAAATTTATAATTGGAATTTTTGTAAATAACGATCTTCAAGTTAGACAAATCCATGAAACTTTTTTAACTGACATGAAAGAAAATATTACATTTTTTAGTAGTGAGAAAAACAAGGCAGCAATTCACACTAAAACTAAAATCTACAAAATTTTCGCAAGAACAAATGATGAAATTTTAAGAGGAATTACTATCCACGATTATTGGAACTTAACTGGAGATAAGCAGTTTGATAGACTTATAAGAAGTTTTCTTAATAAATTTTAAATGGTTGTTTTATAGAGCGTCTACTAATTTTAGTAGGCGTTTTATTAAGGCAATTATTCAACAGGTGGTTTCCCTCCCCTTTCCCATCTGTTGTATTTGTCTTACATTCATTCTCCCTTTTTAATTTTTTATAAAGTTTCCCACTCCCCCTTTGTGGGAGCTTTTCTAAAGGATTGAAGAGAAAAAGTAAGAAAGGAGAAATTTATCATGGCAATTACAATTAAAGAAAATCAAAAGTTATGTATGAAATGCGAAAAAGTAAAAACTAAATCACATTTCTATAAGTCAATGTCAGAGTGGCATGGAGATAGCACCTTCCCCTACTGTAAGCACTGTGTTAAAGGGTTAGTTAATTTAGACGATGAGTACGCCATTCATACATTTTTAATTCAATTAGACAGACCTTTCCTGAGTGATTTATGGGAAAAGGCTGTAAATGATGATAAAGAAACTTTAGGTCGATACTTAGCTTTCTTTAATGTTGGTGGAGATAAAAATAAGAGATATAAAGATGGAGAGATTTACGGAATTGTTAACAATGAAGTGTCACACAGTGATAATCCTGAATCTGTAACTCAAATAAAAGTAAGTGAAAATTTCAAAGTATCTCCTGAGATGAAGAAAAAATGGGGAGAAAGCTGGAATGATGGTGATATTCATTATCTTGAAGATTTTTATGATGAGTATAAAAACACATATTCTACTGATACACCTGCCCAAAGAAACCTTTATAGAAACATTGCAATTATACATCTTCAAGCCGAGAAGCAATTGACTGATGGACATCTGAAACAATATAAGGAACTTATGGAGTTATCCTCTAAATTACACAATGACGGAAATATTAAGCCTGTACAGTCTACTGGAGCTAATGAGGATAAAGGTTTATCTACATATGGATTATGGATTAAAGAAGTTGAGCGTGAAGAACCTTGTGAGTTTTTTGAGAATAAAAAGATTTATGAAGATGCAGATGACCTTAAGAAATATTTAGACAAATGGTTTGTTCGTCCATTTAAGAACATCTTCAACTTATCCAAAGATTTTGATGTGAAAGACTAATGGCTGGACATTCTAACTATCAAGTCGATAGAAACAAAAACTCAAAAGGTCAGAACTATTTAGATAAAGTTAAAAATGCAACAAACTTAGCTGAAAGTATGAGTAAAGATGAGAGAATGAAGACTCAAATTAAGAAATGGACTACGTTTTACAGGCTAAATACACATAGGTTTATCGAGCATTATTTTGAGATTAAACTTCATTTGTTTCAAAAAATACTTTTATTTTTTATGAATCTCAACACGTTCTTCATGCTTGTGGCTGCAAGGGGATTGTCGAAGTCTTTTATTATCGGAATATTTTGTTGCGTAAGATGTGTTTTATATCCTAACACTAAAATTGTTATCGCTTCTGGACAAAAAAGTCAGGCAAAATTAATTATTACAGAAAAAATAGAAAAAGAATTGATGCAGTATCCAAATCTAGCTAGAGAAATAAAACAAATAAGGTCTAGCTCTAACGAAGCAAAGGTTATGTTTTGGAACGGCTCAACAATTGAAGCTGTAACCTCAACTGAAGGTTCTCGTGGTTATCGTTGTAACGTTTTGATTCTTGAAGAATTCCGTATGATTGATGAAAACATCTTAAAAACAGTATTACAACCATTCTTAAACGTATACAGACAACCTCCTTATTTGCAAAAAGAAGAATATAGTCATTTGACAGAAGAAAATATAGAAATTTATATCAGTTCTGCGTACTATACATCCCACTGGATGTGGAAATCTATGCAGGCAACTAGAGATACCATGTTACAAGGTAAAGAATCAGTGATGTTTGCACTAGACTATTTAACATCTTTACATCATGGATTGTTAAGTCGAAAACGAATAGAGCGAAACAAGCAAAGCGCAGATTTTGATGAGGTGGCGTTCCAAATGGAGTACGAAAACCTTATGTATGGTCAAAATGCTGATGCTTTGTTCAAACTTGAAGATATAACTAAAAATAGAACAAATAAAAAAGTAATCTATCCTATCCCAAACTTAGATTATCAATCTATGAAAAATAAAAGAAAGGAAAAATTGAAAGAAGGCGAAATTAGAATCATCGGTTGTGACGTTGCTCTTATGGGTGGAGATAAGAATGACGTAACGGTTTTTACTTGCGTAAGATTACTACCTCAAGGTGATAAGTATGTGAGAAAAGTATCTTATGTGGAGACTATGGAAGGACAACATACTGACAACCAAGCCATTAGACTGAAACAACTATTCGAAGATTTCCAAGCAAGTCATGTTGCACTTGACTGTCATGGTAATGGGTTGAAATGCTTGACCTCCCTGTGAGAAATCATAGGGTAATAAATCGAGGAATAAAGCAAGAACCCTGAAATGGGAACTTGAACCGAAGGCTAAACGTAAAGGTTTAGTCAGGGGCAACGCATAGATAGTGAACCTCCTATGGAGAATATAATCTATCCACGAGTCCTCGAAACCTAAAGTTAATGAAATTTATTTTGCTCATGCATAATGTTATTGGTAACGGAGGTGAAATACGCATGATTGAAACTACAGAAACTACTACTAGATGGAATGCAAAAACTAAAAAGTATTATGTTGAGTTAGGCTACACGTTTACAAAAATGGGTGACGAATTCCTTGTAAAAGTTAAGGATTTACCTAAAAGGTCTTCTGCTAAAATTATAGTTAAGTGTGATTACTGCGGAGAAAAGTATGAGACAACTGTAAACAAAAGATATAAAGTTTTTGAACAAAGTAGTGTCACATTGAAAGATGTTTGTAAGAAAAAAGAATACATAAACGAAAAAACCAAAGAGTCAAACCTCAAAAAATATAGAAATGAGTATGCTATAGCTTCGAGTGTCGTTAGAGAAAAAATCAATAAGACATTTAAGGAAAAGTATAATGTGGAGAACCCTTTTCAAATTCAAGAAGTAAAAGAAGCTATTAAAGAGACATGCTTAGATAAATATGGAGTTACTTCATTTACTCAAACATTGGAATACAAAACGAAAGCCGAAGAAACAAGTATGAAAAAATATGGTACTAAGCATCCTACTAAATCTCAAATAGTTAGAGATAAACTTAAAGGGCGAACTAAAGGAGAAAAACATTATAACTGGAAAGGTGGAATCTCAAAGAAAAACACAGTTCTTAGACAATCTTCAGAATATAAAAATTGGAGATTAGGAGTGTACCAAAGAGATAACTATACTTGCAAATGTTGTAACGTTAATTCTAATAAATTGCAGGCTCACCATATTGAAAATTTCAGTTCTAATGAAGGTAAGAGATTTGATTTAGAAAACGGAATAACTCTTTGTGAGGACTGTCATAAAAAGTTTCATAATGTGTATGGAAGACAAAACAATAATAAAGAGCAAATTATTGAATTTATCATTAACAATGGTTAAAACGTATGCTGAACTTTAGGGAAGCAAACCTAAAGAACATAGGGATAAAAAGCCTTATGGATAACAAATTTGAAGTATCTATGATCAACTTGTTAAAGTTCTTTACGATGAGGAACGTGATGTCGAATATGAGGCTTGGTGTGCCTATAATGATGAAGCTATGAGAAATAGAGCGAAAACCCAAAATCCGCTCCCTGTTATTTTTAGTATTAAAGCAGGCAATAGATTAAACCATGAAATCGCCTCTTCTTTACGTGTGAATCTTCAAAATTCAAATATTGAACTTTTAATAGCTGAGTCAGATGCAAGAGAATTGCTTTCTGATAAAAAAGACTTCCAAACAAAGAGCGCAGAAGGCAGAGCAGCGATGATTATGCCTTATGCTCAAACTACCTCATTGGTAAATGAACTTGTAAACCTTGAGTATGAGATTGTTGGTGGCTTTATTAAAATCAGAGAAAAATCAGGCAAAAGAAAAGACAGATACAGTAGCTTAGCATATGCGAACTACTTAGCTAAAGTATTAGAGCAAGACTTACTGCAACACACAGAAGACGACCCCGATGATGAATTGGTTTATTTTTAACAAAAAAAAGGAGGTGTAGTTTAATTGCCCGATATCGAATTAGAGACAGTGGAAAGTACGATTAGAAAAGATTTTGACGTATACGTAAATGGATTTGTAGCCCAACTTTTCTCTGATGGAATCATTGATGAGGTTCAATCTGATCAACTGAAAAAATACTTTGCCAATCCAGATGAATTCAGAGAAGAAATTGCCAATATTGCGGAATATTACCATATAAGCAATGGCGATGTATTCCAATTGTTTAATACAGTGAGAGTCCTCCCTACCTTGAATTATAAGTTAGACTCTTACGATAAGAATAAATCATATGGCAAATATATATCTCTTATAAATAAAACTCTACATAAAGTACGTCATAAGTCTTTGACGAGAGATATTATATCACAAACAATTTCATCAGGAACTCTATGTGGGATTTGGGTTGGGAACAAAAACAATCCTTATTTCTACATATTTGATAATACAAAAATAGCATTGCCTTCTCATCGTGAACAAGGTCAATGGGTTGTTAAATTTGATTTGGGTTATCTAAATCAATTGGAAGAATCAGACCAAGATGTAATATTTAGAAATCTCTCCCCTTTTGTAACAAGAGAAAAGCTTAATGCATACAAGAACGACTTAAATAAACGATATGTTTATCTCCCTAAAGATCGAACTGGTGTAATTAGAACTCACACTCTTAAGAGGAATCAAAATATTGGAGTAAGCTGGGTTACACAAGGATTGTTTGACATCAATCACAAAAAGAAATTAAGAGATTTGGAGAAGTCGGTTGCTAATAAGATTATCAATGCTATTGCTGTGTTGACTATTGGTAGTGAAAAAAATCCTGAATACGCTCATGCTAAATTAGGTACAAACAAGAAGAAAAAGTTATACAGTGGTGTTAAGAGCGCCTTAGAGAAGAATAACAAATCTGGTGTAACCGTTGTTGGGATACCTGAATATGCAAACTTAGATTTTCCTGATATTAAAAGTGGTGACAGCTTAGACCCTAAGAAATTTGAATCAATTAATAATGACATCTCATCTAGTTACGGTCTTGCTCCTGCTTTGGCTAATGGAACAGGTTCAAACTTTGCTTCAGCAAATCTAAACTTAACAATGTTATACAAACGTGTTGGTGTGCTATTGGAAGATGTAGAAACGGAAGTGTATGGAAAACTTTTCAACATTATCCTCCCTTCTAATCAATCCGATAACTTTTTCATGTCTTATGACAGAGAAGCACCTCTAAGTTTAAAAGAGAAGATTGATGTATTACATAAACTTCATAGCGAAGGATTTGCTGTGAAGCCAATTATTGATTTAATTGATGGTGTGAATTATGAGAGCTATATTGAGCAGTCTATCTATGAGCTTGATGATTTGAAGCTCCCTGAGAAAATTAGACCTTACCAAACTAGCTATACTGTCAACTCAAGTGGTGACTCTGGAGCGCCAACTAAAGATGATTCTACCAATGAAAATACAATTAAGTCTAAAGAATACGATGGCAACAATGCTCCTGAAAGTTAAAGGAGGTGATTACATTTGAAAAAGAAACTCTGTCAACTTCAGTTAAATGAAGTAAAAAGAATTAATGACCCTACAGTTCTGCACTGTACCTTTTCTATTTTAGATTTTGATGTATCTCATAATAAAGCAATTATCACGAAAGACATGGCTGCCGAATTGGCTAAAACAGTTCTAAATAAACCAATTGTTACTAAATATCATGAGGTTGAAGAAGCAAACACCCCTACTGATGCTCTAGGTAGTCATGAAGCTAGATTAGGTGAAAATAGAAATGGTGAATTAGATATCCAATTAAACACTGCTCCAATTGGTGTATTTACATCAGAAGGATATTTTTCAGAAATTACTCTGCCTAATGGTGAAACGAAAGAAGTCCTAATGGCAGATGCAATTTTATGGTATTCGAGATATACAGATGCTTGCGATTTACTATTAGAGTGGTATGACCGTGGTATTAATATCAATGCCAGTTGTGAAATTCTTTACCAAAATTATTCATTCCGTGATGGAGTAGAATATATTAATTCTCCTGTTTATTTTGATGGTCATTGTTTATTAAATTCTGAGAAGCGTGGAGATCACGATGTCGTCTTACCTGCTTATGAATCTGCAAAGCTTGTAAGTTTCAATCAATTCCAAGAGTTTAATAAACTTGTCGCCCAAGCAAATGAACAAGATAATGAAAATAAGGAAGGTGAAAATATGGAGGAGAAAAATACCGAGCAACAAGAAGAAGTTGTTGAAGTCAAAGAAGAACAGCCTGAAGTAGTAGAGGAACAAAAGACTGAAGAAGTCGTTGAACAAGAAGAAAAACCTGAAGATGACAAAGCTGAAGAGATTGTTGAAGACTCTGAGCAAAAACTTTTGCAAAATGAAGTAGTTGAATTGAAAAGTAAATTAGATACCCTTCTATCTGAACAAAAAGACCTTGAAAGCAAGTTTAATGAAGCAACTGAGAAGTTACTAAAGGCAAGTTCAGAGTTGGAAGAGTTAAAGGTTTACAAAGAAAAATATGAGAGTGAGCAGCTTGAAAAGCATCTTAATGAAAAACAAGAATATTATCAAGCTAAATTTGAAGCTGTTAATGCTCTAGAAAAATTCAACAGTGACGAAGTTCAATCTTTAGTTAAAGAATCAGTTCACAAAACTGATGCTGTTTTACAGTTAAATAGTATGCTTGTTGAATTAGTTACACTTCCCGTAAAAGAAAAAGAAGATGGCTTTGTTAAAGAAATGTCTAGTAAGCGTGAAAACCTGCTACCTTCTAATGAAGATTTCGATAGCAGATATAAATAATAAAATTAATATTATCTAAGGAGGAATTTATACATGGGTACTCGTGTATTAGATGCATTCTCAAATCGTGGGAATCATGAAGTTGGAAATTTATCAAGTTTAAAAATTCGTACATTAACAAATGGAGCTTTAGTTGTTGGAAATATCGACAATTTCACTGCTGTTGAGCTAGGTTTCGATGCAGATGGTGAGCGTGTAGCAAAACAACTTTCAGATGTAACTAAGAAAACATATTTAATTGCATCTCCAGAACGCCGCTATTTAGGTGAAGAATTAGTAGATTTCTATAATGCTGAGGGTGAACGTGCTCGTATCGTGTTCTTTGATGAAGGATTCCGTTTTGACACTTCTGCATTCTCAAAAAATACTGGCGTTACTGAAATTAAAAATGGTCAAGTAGCTCACTTTGATCCTGCTACAAAGAAATACATCATCTCTGCTGCTGACACTCCACATGCTGACTACGCAACTGCTGATAAGAAATTTTTAGTGGTTAGTGAAGAAAGCAACCTAGAATATACTTGTGGTAAACCACTTGTTCGTTTAGAAGTTCAATAATAAGAAAATTAACTATAACTCAAGGAGGCATATATTATGCTAGATAATTCTAAATTAAAAGGTTTATTTAGTCGTGTATTAAATTCTGCTGAAACGACTAATCAAGATGAAAAAGATATTAAAGAATATATTGTTAAAGTTTTCGGTGACGGAAGTGTTACTCCTGACCCATCAATGCTTCATCAATTCAATAACTTAGTTGTTCAAAAGGCTGACGAAATTGCTAAACCAATGGTTACTAACATGTTAACTTTAATGGCTAACTTTAAAACATCTGCAATTGATACTCTTGTTCAGTATGACTTACCAAAGAAAAGCAAAGCTAAGGTTGTTTGGGCTGCTAACGGTTCAGGCGTAGATTTAGTTCGTGTAGAAGGTAAAGCTAAAAAGATCGCTGTTCCTGCTAAATTTCAAACAGGTTTCTACTATGAGCCTCTTGATTTAGTTCGTGATTCAGTAGATGCGTTCCGTGCATTAGTTAGTGATGTTGCAAATGCAAAAGTTCGCCTTTACATGACTGAAATTTCTCGTTTAACTAAACAGGCAATTGCTTCTTCTGCAATTCCATCTCCAAACGTAAAAGTTGGTAACAGCCTAGTGTTGGCTGATTATAATAAAGTTGCATCCACATTGGCTCGTTACGGTGGTCGCCCATTATTCATTGCTGATACACTTTTAATTGATCATTTTGCAATGCAACAGGCAAGTGACAGCACGTATAGCAAACTTTTAACTGAAGGCTTAAAGGAAGAATTGTTAACTTCATTAAATCCATCTACAATTGGTCGCACAACTGCTGTCAACTTAGTCAACCCATTTTTAGATGAAACTAACTCTTCAGTTGAATTGCCAGTAAACGTTGGTTATATGTTCGCAGGTGGAGTTTCACAAAAACCATTCCAAATCGTTGAGTACGGTGGGATGCGTCAAATTACAGAACAAGACATGGAAGATGAGCGTGTTAAAATTAAGATTTACCAAGAAGCTGCTATTGACCTAGTATTTGGTGAAGCTATTGGCTACATTGAAGAGCAGGCAGCAGTGTCACTATAATACATAATTTGTAGGAGGCTCTTTTTGAGTCTCCTATTTAATTTAAAAGGATAAATACTTAGGAGGAATTTGAAATGGAAAAAATGATCAAATTAGCACGTTACCGCACAACGCCTTATATTCACAATCATATTACAAATGGTGGCACTAAAAAGTATGAATGGGCTGGAGCAACAGACCGTAAGATTGACATTAAAGCCATACCTGAAGAAGTGTTCGACTGGATGACTATGAACAGTATTTGTTTTTCCAAGGGAGAGTTAGTGATTGTGGAAGAAGATGAAACTCTTGTTGAAAATATTGTTGACGTAGAAGAGTACAAAAATAATACTCATACGAAAGACGAGATTACTAAGATTCTACAAGGTAACTTACAAAAGATGAAAAAAGAGTTAGAGAAAATCACAGTTGACTCAGAAAAGAAATTTGTACTAAGTGTCGCCCAAGAACTTAAAGAAGATTTAGCTCAAGGTAAAGTTAAATTCCTTTCAGATTGGTTGGGTGTTTCATCTGACGTATTGAATGACTAAGAGGTGATTAAGCATGACTTCTTATGATGAGATTTGGTTGAGTTTTTTAAATAATTGCAAGATGAATAAAAACGAAATCCCAACTACACCCGAGATGATTTATGAGTGTATTCAGAATGCAGTGAGTCATTTTAATAACCGCTTACGAACAAAAGTTAGCTGCAATCATCAAAACGAATCAGTGGACAGTGTTCTTTCTGAAGATGAACTGCTTATTTTATCTCATATGATTAAGTTAATTTTAATTAAGAATGAACTTGTATATCAATCCACATTACTTCAACCTTTTCAGAAAGACATCGGTATCAAAAATTATAATGTACAAATTAATGCATTAAGAGAACAAGTCAAAGAAGTTGAAAAAGATGTTGAAAGACTAATATTTAATGCAGATGAGGAGGATTATGGTTATGTGTGACAACTTAAGCTATTCCCCTCTTCATGAAAAATGTTTGAGACTGAGTAAAAAGAATAATAGCGTCTTATTTAAGCTTGAAAAGTATTTAGGAAAGTCTCTTATGTCAAATGAGGATTTGATTATAATTAGAGACACTATTTTAAGTGTTAGCGCTGAGATATCAAGATTGCCTAAAGAAACAATGGATGATAAAAATGAGAGACTTTAGCAGTTATTACAATAAAACAAACCTTAATGAAAAAATAGTTAATGATGGAACAGAAATATTCGATATTACACTTCGTGATGGTTATGAATCTTATGATGTTGAAATTGACAATTTTCCCATAAGAGCCGTTATATACAACAAGTATAATTCTAACGCCTCCTCCTACTACATTATGACAAAGTTAAACATTCATGAAAGAGGAAGCATCGTAAATTGGAAGAGTCAAAAATGGATTGTTTCAACAAGACCTGAATCAAATGGTGTATACATTAAGTCTGAAATGAAATTATGTAATACATTTATCACTCTGACTGGTAAAACAGAACAGGTTCTTATCGGGACTGACCCTAGAACTGGAAAGCCTATTTATAAAACAATTGTAACTGAACCGATTAAAGTTCCATGTGTAGCTGAGAAAACAATTTACCGTAATGCAACAGATGATGCTATTAATCTTCCAGATGGACAGTTGTTAATTACAATCCCTTATATGAAACATGCAGATTTAACTTATAACAAAGAAATGATTATGTACGATGAGCCATACAAAATTATCAATATGGATGACACGCAAAGTATTGATGGTATTGGTATTCGTAAAATCACATTAGAACGTGTGGTGAATTGATGTGAATATGACAAAGTATTTAGCTACTTTTTATAATGTACTAACTCAGAACGAAGAATTAAAAAGGTTGCTAGTATATAAGCCTGAACATGGATTGGATGACCCTCTCTCCCCCGATAAAAATGACATTGGCATGGATTGGGATTTAATTGATCAAGTTATTATGCGCTCTGTTGTAACCGATGACTTAAGTAATGATAGCAAGTGTAGGATTTGTGTTTATTCTGGTAATCGAACTCCTGATAAAGAGAATTATATGTATGCTACGCAGGATATTATTTTTGATGTCTATGTACATGCAAAACAATACGACTCTATTGATTTCAGGCTTACAACTATTTGTGATTATTTGAATAAATTGGTTGTTAATAAACATTTAACAGGCTTAACTAAAACCAGATTCTTAGCAGGTCAAACTGTTATGTCTCCTCCTAGTGGATTTGTTGGATATCGCCTATATTATAGAATTGGAACATCAACAAAATGAGCAAGTTAGATAGTATACTTGGTAAACCTAGAATGATTGAAAATGTAGGTCTTATTTATCCAGTAAAGATTCGTGACTGGGAAGCTTTTGAGGAGTATGGTTCAATTTTTCAGTTTAAGAAAGAGCATTTCACAAAAGAACAAAATGATGACACCTTGCTTGAAACGATATTTAAACAAGGTGATTCAATGTTGTTACTGATTTTAGTCAAAGCATTGAGTATTGTACTTAAGATTGATGAAGGCTTAATAAGTCCTTTTGCAAATGATGGAAATGTAGGGTTTGTATTAGGTGGAGCAAATACAGATTATTGTATAGATCAGCATAATTTTGATGAAGTTAAGCAGGTAATTTTAGAACAAAATTTATTGATTGAGCCAAGAGTATTTAAAAATAAAATGTTTGAAGAAGTAGCGAATAAGTGGTTAGAGATGCAAACAAAGGACGGAATTTCACTTACGTTAGAAGATAAATTATCAACAGTGGCAGTCTGGTATGGTAAACGACCAAGTGATTTTTTAGATTATACATATTATGAGTTTGAAGCTATTTTTCAGCGTATTTGTCAATTTCAATCATTCTCCTCTCAATCAATTATGTTTGCAAATCCTTATATGGATGCTTCAAATATGAAACTTATTCATTTCGCTGAATCAATAAATCTTCGCAAAGACCCATATGAAGGATTTGACAAAGGTATTGATTTAAAAACATTAAAAGAAAGTGTTAATTAGGAGTCTCTATTTATAGAGGCTTCTTTTTATATTATCAAAATACACTCCAAGGAGGAAAAGAAATGGGATTCATTCCAAACGTATTTAAGATGTTAATCATCGACAGCAAAAATAATGTATATGCTACAGATACATTACAAGAGTCAAATCTTCAGTTAGAAACTGAAACAAATGATGTTCGTGGTGGTGACGCTAACGGATTATTGGGAATTCTTCATGGAAGTAAAGAATTCACAATCACAGCTAATGACCCAAACTGGAATTTTGAAGTATTAGCTTTACACATGGGGGAAGATATTGTAACTGGCACTGGTGTTGCTTATGCTATGCCTGACTATTATGAATTAGCTTTAGGCGAAGCACCAGCTACACATGAAGTTGAACTTCCTCATGTAGCAATTGACGGAACAGTTAAAGTTGAAAAAGAAGACGGTACACCTGTTACTGGTATTACTTTAAGTGGTAAAAAACTAGTTATTGCTGACCCAAATGTTAAAGAAGGAGAATATGTAAAAGTTGTTACCTATAAATACAACACTCCTGCTGGAACAAAAACAACTGAAATCTCTTCTGACAAATTCCCTAAAGATGTGAAGATCATCCTTGAGACAAAAGAGTTTGACTTTGATGAGTCACCAATTCAATTAATTCAATTCCAATATGACCGTGTTAAGCCTGCTGCTAACTTCACAATGAACATTGGAACTGCTCGTGAAGCTGTAGCACAAGAGCGTTCATTCCGAGTTATGAAGCCAAGACGTAGCACCAAACTTGGTCGTATGATGCAAATCCCTATTGAAGATACTACACCCTGAACACGCCCTTGATATGGGCGGTCTAGGATATTTATTAGATTAATAGATGCACTCTACTTCTAACAATAACCAGACCCAAGTTTATTATTGAGAGGATGTGAAAATTATGCCAGATTCTTATTTATATGATAGTAATGGATGGAAAACATCTGCACGTAAAGACTTTGACGGTAAGCCAGTAATGGACGTATATAACAAAGGTTCTATCGTTCGTGAATTTGCTTTACATAACGCTGCTACTGCTACTGGTAACGGCACTGAGTTAACTATCTTATCAAACAAAACATTGGCTGTTGAAATTTCAGGTACAGCTACATCTCACAAACTAGTATTTGAAGGATGTTCAATTTCAGGTACTTGGTATCCAATTCAAGGTGTACGTTTAGCTGATTTCTCTATGGCTACTGAAACTACAACTAAAGGTGAAGTGTGGCAATTTGAAGTAACAGGATTATCTAAATTCCGTGCTCGCTTAGCTACAGTTGCAGGTGGAAACATTAGCGTTAAAGGAAATGCAGTATCATAATAAATATTTTTGGGGATGCCTTTGGTGTCCCTTTTTTTATACTTTTTTCACAAAGAGGAGGATTACCATGAGTAAAAAGTTATCATTAAAGCAAGTTGAAAAAGAGAATGAAATCTATAAAGAAACAATTGATGTACCTATAAAAGTTAACGGTGAAGATTATACGATTGTTATGTATCCTTTCTTCTCCCCTACTCGTATCGAGAATGTTGTCAATGAATTTGCTAAATTTGCAGAAACTGCAAAAGAAGAAAAGTTAAAGATTAAAGAAAATGATGAGATTCATATTGTCCATTGTTTTGTAATTAAGGAATTTACAGATATTAAGTTTACCGCAAGCAAAAAAGCCAAGACAATTTACGCAGAGTTTAAACAATTGATTAACAACCCATTATACAAAGAACTAACAAACTATTTCTTAAAAGATTCAATGGATTTAGTTTATGAAGCATTCCAAAATGAATTAGCTTATTTTAAGAAAATTGAAGATTTAATGAGTAAGACACAACAAGAAATTCAAAACTTACCGATTGAGAACAAAGAAATTCTACTGAAAAGTGAATGATGAAAATTGAACATTAGTAATTTCAAAGACTTAGAGAAAGCTTTGAAAGGTAAAATAAATCAAGCTATGAGTACCGATGTGAAAAAAGAAGCTGTAAAAACGCTAAAAGAACACATTGTTACAGATATTTATGATGAATATGACCCAAGTGTTTATGTTCGTACAGGTGGATTGTTGCAAGATAAAAATATCCAAACCATTATGGATGAAGTAACTGGTGTCTTATCTGTAAGAGGTGTTCGTAAAGAAAATGGTAAAGATATCAGTGCAATTATTGAGTATGGTATTGGATATGATTGGGAAGATTCTCGTATTGCTAAAATGCAACCCTACCCTCGTCCTGCTCATGAGAATGCAGCGATTGAAATGAGAAAAGGTCGATTTGAAAAGACACTTATAAATGGATTAAGAAAGCAAGGATTGAATGTTAGATAATTTTGAGGAGGTGAAACTATGAGCAATGAAATTGAAAAGAATATGTTACGTGATCGTGCAAAGCCAAGTAATGAAATTACCGATGAAATGTGGGCTGAAGTAAATTCATTCAATCGAAACAAGGTTGAGGAATTTTTAGAAGAAAGTACCCACCTTTCTGTTCACAGTCAAAAACAATATAAATCAGCACTAAAGATTTTCTATCATTGGGTTCATTCTACATTGGGTGAAAAGAAGCTTATTTATCAAATTAAGAAAAAGGATTTCATGAGATTTCAAAACTTTTTAATTAGACGTGGATTATCTTCTAATGCTGTAAAGTTAAAAAGAAGTGCTATCTCATCTTTGAATAAGTATCTAATTAACTTCTATGAAGACGAAGAAGAATTTGCAACGTTTCGCAACTTTGTAGAAGGTGTTCCTAATCCTGTACTAAACAAGACTTATGAAAAAGTAGTGTTATCTTTGGATGAAATTGATTTAATTTATAAGACTTTGATTGATGACAAAAAATATCAAGAGTTACTAGGATTCATGTTGCTATATACAAGTGGATGTAGACGTGGTGAATTAATTCAAGTAAAAAAAGAAGTCGTTGATTATGAGCAAGTAAAAGATTCACAGACTGGTGAAAGTAAAGGTTATTATATGACCAATACTGTTCGTGGTAAAGGTAAAGGTGAATTGGGAGAACAATATCCCCTTTTATTTGATGATAAAGTTAAGGAATTAATGAAGTTATGGTTAGAGCAACGTGGTGAAGATGACAATGAATTTTTGTTTATCTCAAAACGTAATAACCAAATCACTCAGATTAGTACATCCACAGTCAACTACTGGTTTAAAGAAATATTCTCCGATATCGTAGGAAGACGTGTAAATCCACATATCACTCGTTCGAGTCGCAGTACCCACATTTTAGAAAGTGGAGCTGACATTAAAAAAGCACAGCATCTACTAAGACATAAACAATCAAGCACAACTGAACAATTCTATGACCTTCGTAAAGATAAAGATGACTTAAGTGGAATTTTCTAAATACATAATTTAAAAAGGAGAGCATTTTTGCTCCCCTACCCTCTTATACCTTCGTGTAAAATAACACTTTTATTTAGATTTATTTCCCCTATTCGTAGGGGTTTTACATGTGAATGAAAAGTACGTGATAATATTAATTTCTTTACTTTAGGTGGAAATGAGTTAATCCCTCTTCCCTTTTTCTTTAAGTAAAAGTTCAACTGCTTGATCAAGTAATCGAGTGATTGGAACTGATGTTTCATCGGATAAATTAAGAAGCTCTTCTTTTAGTTCGTTTTTTAAGGTTGAGCTTATCTTACTTCTATTTTTTAATTCATTAGCCATTTGTAGTCCCCTTTTCTTTAATGAAGTTTAATGAACGTTAATTAACTATATTATAAACGGTATGTGTAGACATATCAATACAAAATAAAACTTCATGAAGTTTCTTGACATTTAATGAACCTTCATTTATCATCTAGTTATAGCGATACAAAATACATAGACGAACGAACGCTATAATACTTATTAAGGGGATGTTATTCATGTCAAAGAATCAAGTGTTTTTCTCCGTATCTATAGTTGCTTCATTACCAGCAGAAACAAATAATGAGAATTTAGCATTGCTGCAAGCTCACTACAAGGTAAACAATTTTACAACCAAAGTGAAGGATTTGAGATTGCAAGATTCATTCACTGGAGCTGAGATTGACAACTTGACCATTCATGAATTTAACGTAGACTGGGAGGACTATATTTTCGATCAAGACGAAGAATAATTGAATAGTGGCTGAGTTGAGGTAGCTTGATTCAGCCTTCTTATAATATAGGGGGGGAATAAGAATGGCTGTTGTAGAAGGACAAATGATTGAAGTTAAATGGGGAGCAAGAAATAAAGAATGGTTTTTAAAAAAAGGATACATTTTTACAAAAATGGGAGATTCTTTTTATGTTAAACTAAAACACTTGAAGAATGGATCATCTCAGATGATACAAGTGGAATGTGACGATGAAAAGTGTGAAAATATTTTTCGAACCCAAAAGAGATATTATGATAAATCAGTCAGTTCCCATATTGGAGCTGCTTATTGTAAGTCATGTAGCTATAAACGCAGGTCTAAAATAAAAGAGGAAAAAGATAAGAAAAATCTTGCAAATGTAAATCATATTGAAATATATAGAGATGTGATTAAGAAAAATCTTGATAGATTTCCAGATAGCTATGTTAAAAGTATGACCATTGATCAGGCTTCTGAATTGGTTAAAGAATTAATCAAACACTTAAAAAATAATAATGTAATTACGAATGACAATGAGATTCCTAGGGCTCTTTCAATGAATACAATGAGAAAATACCATCTAGATAGGATATGTGATAAATTTACACTTCGGACTCTTTTGGATTATACTTTTTCAGGTAAATACAAAGCATGGGAATACAGAAGCGTTGAACGTGGTTATTGGAGCTTAAAAGAAAATAGAAGAAATGCCTTAGAGTGGTTTTTAAAAAAACTAAAAGAAGATGACATAATTGTTAATTTAGATAAGCTTCCCAAAATAAGCTATAAAAAATATCTTATGAGATATAATCTTTCTGGTATACTTAAAAATTACACCTCTTTTGGTGATTTGATGGTAGATACATTTCCTGAAAAGTATAATCGTTGGGATTTTCCAGTTCCAAAAAACTACTATAAAGAAGAGAATAATAAAAAATACATCATGGAATGGTTGACTAAGAAAATGATGGAAGATGGATTGATAGATAGTATTGAAGACATACCCAGCATTGCCCACAATAAAATTTTTAAACACTATAACCTCTCATCTTTCTTGGTGCATTGTTTTAGAGATTCACCATATGATGCATTTAATTATTTGTATCCAAATACATGGAATGAATGGGAATTTTCATATGTCCCAATGAAATTTTGGGATAAAGGGTCTAATGTGTCAAAGGCAATTAGATGGGCAATAGAACAAGGAATAAAAGACGGTATTATAGAAGATTTAAATGATTTACAGTCGTATCCTCTTCGAACGTTACTTGACAGGTATGGATTGAGCTCGTTATTTAATAAATATGATGTTTATTTCATTATCTCCTTGCTGTTCCCTGAAAGCTTTGATAATACAAAGAAGAGAACCAAGATTAACGGTGTGTCTTTAGATTCTAAAGAAGAAGCGCTTATACATTCTTATATAATTAAAAATTTTACTAATGTTAACATTCCTAATAAAAGTGAAAACTTATTTAAAAACCATAAAGAAAATGAGTCATATGTACCTGATTGGATAATTAATAAAAACATTATTGTTGAATATTTCGGTATGTATGACTCATCAGGGACAAAAATGATTAAAAATTACACAAACAAAGCCGAAAGAAAGATTGAATATTTTAATTCTTTAGAAGGCTATGATTTTATAGCGATATTCCCCAACGACTTAAAAAGCAATATGCAAGGAGTAAAAAATAAACTTGAAGTCTTTATAAAATAATAATTAACATTAACACCTTCCTTTTATGGTATAATATTAATAAAAACCTAAAATAAGGAAGGTGTTAATATTGAGAAGAATAACTAAATACCTCTTTCCCCTACTTCTGTTGGTTTTTATACTTGGATGCTCTAATGAAAATGTTGGAATAGATAACACAGAAGTAAAAGTTGAAGCTGAACAAACAACTAAAAATCCGTTGAATATAAAATATCAGGATGATGTTAAATTAACGTGGAAAGACGTTCAGTATGACATGGAAAATAATCTTCAAGAGCTTTTTTATATCAGTGGAGAAGCCAAACTGTCCAGCTACTATAATTATGCGTTTACCGATAAGAAGAAATACTTTAGTGTGGAAATCAAGCCTTATGATGGCGACACTTCTAACTCATGGTATATTTACATTGATCGTGAGAAAGAAAGTAAACTCTATAATAAAATGATGAATGAAGGAACGATTCCTTTAGAAATAATAGCAGGAATACCTGAGAAAGCATACCAAAAGAGCCAAGGTAATATGGCTTTGGGAACTATAGTCCAATACTAACCTAAGACATCCAATTAAATTTGGGTGTCTTTTTTGATGCCTAAAATTTGAAAGGATGTGTTAATTATGAGTAACGATATTAGTATTTTACTGTCCGGTAATTTAGATTTTAATAAAACTAAAGACGCTGTAAATAATCAAATTAAAGCCCTTGAGAAGAAGATTGACACATTAAAGATTAATATTGACATTAATGACAATGTACTTAAAACAATGGCTCAATTTTCCCGTGCTGTTGATGATTATAAGAAATCAATTGATAGTTTAAATAAATCAGTTCAGACTAATGAGCGAGTTATTAAAAATGCTGATGGTACGATAGATAAATACACACAAAAGATAATGAAAAATGGAGAAATCCAAGAAACACATAGACGTACTATCGATAATCGGACAAAAAGTATCAAAAATGAGTCAGAAGCAATTAAGAATAATATTAGAATTCTTGAGCGTGAAGAGCAGCTAAGAAAGAAAGTTGAAAAAGTTAAGAGTGACGGTAAAAAATCAACGACTGAAACCTATGGAGATAGATACAATCAGACTACATACAAGAAAGACAATAGTGGAAATGTAACTGATCGTACTACAACAGATAACTTTGCTAAAGCAGTTAAAGATGCTGAGCGCTTAAAAATTAAAATTGTTGAGTTGAATAATGCTGGAGTTGTAACTAACTCATCATTACAGCGAATGAACAACGTAATTAATGGTGCTAAAACTGAAGCAGAATTAAACCGTGTAGAACGTGCTATTAAACGTGTGCAACAGTCTGCCAACAATAGAAATGCTACAAATAAATTAAATAATGACATTGGACTGTTCCAACAGAATTTTGCAATTGATGCTGAGAAAGCACGTAGACAAAATAGAGGAACAATGGATACTTCTGCTTTAAATGATTTAGTTAAGCGAAGTAAAGAAATTACCGCATCTACTCCTAATGCTAAAAACGAAATTAGAAGCCTCCAAGTTGAATTAAAGAAATTAACATTAGAAGCAAGAACATCCTCTACTGCTCTCGGTGAACTTGGTAGAAATTCTCTTGATTCCTTTGGTAAGTTTGCACAATGGATGGGAATTTCAACCGTGTTCTATGGAATAGCACGGGGTGCAAGATCATTAGTAACTGTAATCACTGAAGTCGATACGGCTATGACAAACTTGAAAAAAGTTATGAGTCCTACTACAAACTTCGACCAAGTGTTAATTGATGCAACTGACAGAGCTAAAGAACTTGGAAAAACTATTACACAAGTTTTAGATGCTTATGAAGAGTTTGCTCGACAAGGTTATAATCAATCTGAATTAAAAGATATGTCAGATGCAGCATTAATCGCATCGAATGTCGGGGAGATGGAAGCTGGTAAGAATTTGCCCATTTTATTAGCAATAATAAAATGAATCCTTGTGAACCCTATTGTTCAGGGGTGTGGTCATATTTATGACTGCTAACGGTGAAAGCTAAGTTGAATAATTAATATGCCAATACCGTGCCAAGCTTGAAGAGAAATCTTCTTGAAGGTGTAGAGACTAATTGTAGGATAGATGATGAACTACTATTCGAAGCGCAAGGCATCCCATGCGGATGAAGATATAGTCCATACTTATAGAAATATAAGATTAAAATGAGAGCAGCCGAGTTCCTTACAAGTGCGATTATACAGTTAAAATTGGAGACAAAAGATGCAACAAGTGTTGTCGATGCTTGGAATGAAGTTTCAAATAATAATGCGACCACAGTAGAAAAACTGGCAAGTGGTATGGCAAAAGCTGGAAGTACAGCCTCGTCCTTCGGTTTGGACTTAAACGAGCTTAATGCTGTAATCGGTACTACAACTGCCGCCACAAAACAGTCTGGACAGGAAGTGGGAAATTTTGTAAAATTTGTACTTCCTAGACTCCTTTCAAGTAAAACACAAGGTGCTTTAAAAGGTATTGGAGTAAGTGTTACCGATGATATGGGTCAAATGCGTGATGCAATGGATATTTATGCTGAGGTTGCTGAAAAATTAAAAGGTGCAGATAGCATGAAGTTCAATGAAATCATGGAAGCTCTTGCTGGAAAACATCATATCTCTCGTATGACTGCGCTTATCCAAAATATGGAAATGTATAACAAAATGCTATACGATAGTCAAAATAGCGCTGGGTCAGCAAGACGTGAAAACGAAACGTACATGGAGAGTATTGAAGCAAAGACCAATATTCTAATTGCAAACTTACAGGAACTAGCATTAACTATGGGGCAAGCGTTTGTAACTGAAGGTATGATTCAATTTATTGCTGGAATGACAGAGCTTGTTGAAGTTGCTACTTCTGTAACCAATACAATCGGTATCCTCCCTTCCCTTTTCTCAGGATTAGCAGTAGCAACCCTTCTATTCAACAAAAACTTAGCTACAACAATTGTAACTAGTAATCTTGCAACTATGGCATTTAACAAACTAGGAATTCAAGCTAGAGCTACAAAACTTGTTTTAGCTGCAACTGGTTGGGGTCTAGGAATGCTCGCAGTAGGATTTATCGCTGAAAAGCTTGTGGGCAAGATGGGTGCAGCACGACAAGCCAGTGAAGAATTAGAAGCTCAAAATAGAGAAATTTCTAATAGCTATAAAGAAAATAAAGATGATATTAATTCTTTGGCTGACGAATATGGAAAACTTGAACAGAAGATTAGTAGTGGTAATTATAAAGTTGAAGAATTAGAGCGTTTTAAGACAGTTAGAGATCAATTAGCGAATTTAATGCCGAGTTTGGTAAATGGTGAAGATTCATACGGAAATGTAATTCTTGGTACTTCTGAAAAGATTCAAGCTCAAATTAAACTAGCTGAACAGCAGTTGGCAGTACAAGAAAAATTAAATGCTGCCAAGAATATGGAAGATTCACAAAATGCTTATGACGATGCATTAAAACAAAGTAATAAAGCCAATAAAAATAAGAAGAATGCATTTGAATGGAATCCAAGCATTGTTCCTGGCATGGGTGATAGCAATGCCCTCGCTGCTTACGATAGTCTAGAAAAGGCGCAAAAGAAATTTGCTGAACTCCAAAAGAAAATGGCTAAAGATGGTGAACTTGGTTTCTATGATAAGTCTCTATATAAGGACTTGCAGGATAAACTAAATGACTATCAAAAGTTAAGCAACGAGGCTAATCAGGCTAATTTAAATGTTCAAGCTTCTGCAATGGACGTTATTAATAACACAATTAAAATGGACGATGCTACAAGTAAAACTGTTGGGTCAGTCATCTCCAACTTCACGTTATTTGCTTCCACTACGGAAACTTCAAGTAATAATGTAAAAAATACTTTTTCTAGTTTAATTGATGACCTACAAAATAAAGCCGATCTTAAGCCGATGTTCAGCAACTACGCAAATGCAGTTGACACATATAATGCAAAAGTTGCTGAAGGATTGAAAGGTGAAGAATTAGACAAGTATAGACAAAAGGTTGAAACGACATATTCTGAGATAAGTAAGTACCTTATTAGTATTGCTGAATCGAATGGTTTTAGTGACAAACAAATTAAAGAACTTAAAGCTAATCTTGATGCAAGCTCTATTGGAGCAATGGGACTAGCAGAAGCACAGGATAAAACGAATAAGACGTTAAGGCAAACTCCTGGTGAAGTAATGAATGCTGTTTCTGCTATGGAAGATTTTGAAGGCAGTATGGATGGCGTATCCAGTTCTGCTGATGACATGGCGCAAAGGATTAAAGATGCACAAGGAGATTTTGCAGCATTGGCTCAAGTTGCAAGGGATGCGGCTGGTGCAGGTGATATTGAAACTGCTACAACTGTAATGCAAAAAGATGCATATGAAGCTATTTCTGATTCAGTTTCAACTTACAATGGATTGCTTGAAGATTTAGCTGATGGTAAACAAATTACTGCTGCTGAGGCTATGAATCTAATTAACAAGGAATCTGATTTAAAGACTGCTATCACAGAACAAAATGGTGTCATTTCTGTAAATAGAGATGCTGTTTTAAAACTACGTGATGCAAAGGTAGCTTCTTATGCTGATATGACTAAATCAGTTCAACAAGAAGCGATTAACACTGCCAATGCTACAATTGCTAAACTTAAAAACTACGGTTTAGAAATTAAGGCTATTCAAAATGTGCAGGATGCTAAGAAGCGAGCTGCGGATTTAAGCACTCAAATTGGTGAAGTGTCTGGTATGGGTTCATGGGATGCTCGTGCTGATTTAGATTCTGCTTATTCACAAGTCAGAGATGTAATTGACTTAGCTAATCAAATTGACCAAATGGCTTCTATGGCTTCACAAGGTTTATCTCAAGTTGGCTCATCGTTTGCTGAAACTGGTGGTTCTGCTGATGGATACACAAAATCAGCAAAAGGCGTTGAAGAGCAAACTAAAGAAAACGAGAAAGCTCAAGATTCCTATTCTTATGTCTTAGACAAGTATAAAGTTCAATTAGAAGATATTGAGACTTTACTTGATAAGCAGAATAAAATTACAGCTAAATACCCTAAGCATTCTAGGCAATACCGTGACTCTTTAAAGAAAGAAATTGAGATTCTAAAACTTAAAGAACAAGCACTGAAGAATCAAAACTCAGCTATCCAAGACCAAATTAATAGTGGTTTCATTACTCAAACTGGAGTTGTAAATACTACCGAACAAGCACAAAGTATGTCTGTTGCCAGTGGTGCTTATACAGGTAAATATGCAAATGAAATCAACGCTGCTGCTTCTAAATATGGAGTTAATCCATTCTTAGTCGCTTCTATTATTCAGCAAGAATCAAATTTTAATCCTAACGCACGTTCACATGCTGGCGCTCAAGGTTTAATGCAATTAATGCCTGGGACAGCACGTAGTTTAGGAGTTAAAAATGCATATAATCCTGCTCAAAATATTGATGGTGGAACTAAGTATATTGCTCAACAATTAAAAACTTTCGGTGGAGACATCCAAAAAGCTTTAGCAGCCTATAATGCGGGTCCTGGTAATGTACGTAAATACGGTGGCATCCCTCCTTTTAAAGAAACTCAGAACTACGTTAAAAAGGCAATGGGTAACTTTGCGGCATTTAGTGGTGGGTCATCTGCTAATATCACTAAAGCTGTAAGTACAGGCGTAACTCAAGGAATGAGTTCTGTAACTGGCTGGAATGTAAGTCAAACATCTGGATACGGAACACGTACTCATCCTGTAACTGGTCAGAAAAACAAAATGCATCATGGTGTTGACTTAGCATTTAAACAAGGTTCAAATCTATCTGCCAATGTTTCAGGTCAAGTTGTATGGGCTAAAGCTGGTTCTTCTCCTGCTGGTTCAGGATACAGTGGATATGGTGGAGTTGTAGCTGTTAAAGACAAAGATGGAAAAGTTCACGTATATGCACACATGTCTGAAGTTGGCGTTCAAAATGGTCAATATATTAATGCTGGTCAATCACTAGGTAAAACTGGTGGCGCTAAAGGTACGTATGGTGCAGGAACTTCAACTGGCGCTCACTTACACTATGAAGTGCGTACTAACGGCAAGTTTGGTCAGACTGAAGACCCTACTAAATATGTAAATATGGCTAAAAGTGGAACTGGTCAAGGTGGAGGATGGAATCCATCTCAAGAATATGCTCAGAACCAATCAGCAATTCAAGATGCTAAATCTCAAATTGCACAGAATAATTCCACTATCTCAGACATTCAATCTCAAATGGATCAATTACGTGTTGAAATTGATATCAACTCCCCTCTTGCTGAATTCGATGTAAAAAAGAAAAAAGTTGATGATGAGATATCAAAATCTCAAGCACGTAATGAGCGTAATCTTGAAACAAGTAAAGCATATCGTGCTGAACTAGAAAATCAATTAAAACTTCTTAATCAACGTAAACAAATTGAGAAAGAAGAAGATGCATTTATTGCTCGTAAACTAAAAGGTAATTACGATATGAATACTAAGTTTGAATTACAACAGCGCATGTTGGAGCTTGGTGTTGCTCGTGAGGAAACATTAAATGCGATGCGTGAGATTCAAGGTCAAATCATTGATGCAAGTCTTGCTTCTTATGAGAAAGTATTGGAAGATTACCAGAATTCATTAGAGCAGTTAGATGGGAAACTTGGTCGAGTTAAGAAAGGTACTGAAGAGTATCGAAAGGTTTTAGCTGATAAAACTAAAGTAACTCAGTCTACAATTAAAGCTAACAAAGAAGAGATTGCATTCTTAGAAAAAGCTTTAAAGACCTATGATTTACTACCTGATGCTGTTGAAGCTTACAAGTCTCGTATTAAAGACTTAAAGAATGAAACGGAAGAATTGAATTATGCTTTAAAGCAAATCAATGCTGATAATATTAACGACATCATGTATCGTTTCGAAGAACAGCGTAGTAAATACACACACGGTTATAATTTAAATGGTTCGGAAGCAGAGCGTGTCGAAGAAGGTTCTTCTGAATGGTATTATCGTCAAAAGAAACAAGTTGACTACCTTAAGCGTGAAGCAGAGAGTATTAAGTTGCAACGTGAAGAGTTACAAAGACGTTTGAGCTATACAGATTTGGGTGCTGAAGAAAAAGCCGCATTTTATGACCAATTAGATGATTTAGCAGTTCAATATTCTGACACGCTTAATAAAATTAACGATCAAGAAGAAATGCTAAAGGATAGACGTGAACAAGTTGCTGATTCTGCGATTGATGCTATGAAGGATTACTATACTAAGCAACGTGAATTAAGTCGTAAAGCTGCTGATGAGGAAATTAAGAATATCAATAAAGTTTACGATGCAAGAAAACGTGCTTTGTCTGATGAGATTAGTGAAAATCAATACAAGAAAGAGTTTGATAAATTAACAGAAGAACGAAGAAAGCTTCAAGAACAATATAATTTAACTCTTACTGATACATCTGATGCAGGCAATGCTCGTAGAAATGAGCTAAACAAACAAATCAAAGACTTAGACCAACAACTTGCTGACTTAAAAGAAAATCGTGAAAATGAACTTCGTCAACAAAACTTAGATGATGAGCAACGTAAAAAAGTTGAAGAAATTGAAGACAAGCAAGAAAAAGAAGACGAAGCATTAGATGAGTTATTAAACAATGAGCGAGATTGGGAAAAGATTAAAGAGCAAATTATGAACGGTGACTATGAGGCTATCAATTCTCAAATGAAGAAAATGCAATCTGATGTAATTAAAAACTTTGTAGATTTAGGTGAAGCTATCCAAACCAACCTTATTGATAAACTAAGTGATGCTATTAATATGATGCCTCAAATTGGGTGGTCTAAACAAAACGGAGAAATTAACCTTGGTACATCTAAAAATCTAGGTACAAATGAAATGTCTTATCTTGCTGGAAAGTTTCTTTATCATAACGTAGCTCCTGTTGTTGGTGGAAAAGATGGTACTTCTGCTAAAGATTTAGGGAAAACAATGTATGACGCAGCAAGAGAAAAAGGATTAAAGATTGACACTGAAAACACAGGAGCAAGATTTGATGAACTTGCATTAGATATGACACCTGATCAAAAAATCATATTTGCTAAATACATGCAAGAAAAAGTCATCAACACATTAAAAGGAACTCAAAAATCAACTGCTCAAAAGCTAATCAATGATTTGATTAGTCAAGCTAAATCATCTGGTTCTAAATTAGACTCTTCTCTGTCTTACGATAAGCTCATTCATGATAGTCGTGTTGCAAGTATGGACACTGGTGGATTCACAGGTTCATGGGGAACAAATGACGGTAAGTTTTTATTGGCTCATGAAAAGGAATTAATCTTAAATAAGAGCGACACAAGCAACATGGTAAAAATGATTGAAATGGTTCGTGACATTACAAGTCGTGTTCCTAACATTAAATCGTTATTTAATGGAGTATCATCGGCTAATTCCACTTCTGGCAACTTTGACATTAAGATTTATATTGACAAGGTTACAGGTGGAAAAGAAGGCGCTGACTCTATGATTGAGCGATTGAATAACAGATTGAGATTGCGAGGTGTTCAACTGTGATAAATGATAGCTTAGAATTTACACATAATGGTGTCCACTCTTCACAGTTGGGCATTATCAATGTAAATGTGGAAGGTGGCTTGTTTGATGAGGTGTTCATGGCTAGTAAAACAATTCGTGAAACCACAATCGTAGGAAGACATAAGCCTTATTTTCAAGGGGTAGAATATTCTCCCCTTACCTTCCCTATTACATTATATTTTGAAAATGGATACACTTCTGATTCTATTCGTGAAGTAGCTAGAACATTATGTACGGATTATTATGCTCCACTTATTTTTAGTAAAAATACTGAACGTATATTTTTCGCTACATTTGTTGATGAAGGCAGATTGGTTCATAACGGATGTAACGAAGGATACATTACGCTAACTGTACGGTGCAACTCACCTTTCACATATTCTCACATTATTGATTCTCCTGAACATCATGTAAAAAATGAAGGATTGATTGAGTTTGTGAATAATGGTGACTTACCTATTAAACCTCAAATAACTATATATAAAGTTGGAAAAGGTTCATTGTCGATTAAGAATTTATCTAATCACGATGAACCTTTTGTGTTTGATGAGTTAGAAGATAAGGAAATTGTTTATATAGATAATGAAGAGGAAGAAATTGAAACAAACTTACCCCTCACCTATCGCTATGACAATTTCAATGAGCAATTCTTAGAAATGGAACGTGGTGTAAATCGATTATTAGTTACTGGCTCATGTGTTATCAAAATTACATATCAATTTATCTTTTTGAATGGTTAAGAGTGTCTTCAATGGCACTCTTTTTATTTTGTCGTAAAGGTGGTGAAGATGAATGTCATATGTAGATTATAGACATCAATATATAAAGCCAAAAGAAGTAAGATTATCCCTTTCCAAAGCAGATATGAAAACAAAAGCAATACTCAAAGAAGCATACAATATTGCTGCTACGTTTAGATTTGAAGAATTAAGTTCCCTTTCTTTTACAGTCCCTTTCAAACGTGAGAAAAATGGCAAGATGGTTACAAATAAACATACAGAAATGTTACGTGAAAGATTCTTAATCAAATTCAAGTATATGAATATTGAAGAGTATTTCATTATCAACGAAGTCACAAATGAGTTAACTGAAAGTGGAGAAGAAAATAAAAATGTAACAGCCTCCCTCCTACCCTATGAGTTAAAAAGTGAAGTTATAAGACTCTTTAAGCAAGATGGATTAAATGCACGTCAAGTCTTAATGGGTGGTACTCCTCAACGTGATGAGGAAGGAAATATCATTGCTGATGACATTGGTGGAATTTTAAAGAACACTAACTGGACTGTAGGAATCATCGATGCAAGTTTTGAAATCAGTACAAGATTTTTTGAATGGGATGAAATCACAGCGTTAGACGCCCTATTTCAAGTTGCTGAAACTTATAATGCTATCGTTACCTTTGACACTAAGAATCGTAAAATTAACTTAGTTAAAAAAGAATCAATTGGTAAAGATCAACGCTTTACAATTGGTTACGGTAAGTATGCTAAGTCAATGAGTCTAACAAGCAATGCAGATGATGTTGTGACACGTATGATTGCTACTGGTCGAGAAGGAATTACATTTAGCAGTATTAATCCAACTGGTCTGAGCTATATTGACGATTTCTCTTTCTACTTAGAACCATTTAAACGTGATAAAAATACAAAGAAGACATTGCAATCAAGCCACTATATGTCAGATTCATTATGTCATGCGTTGTTAGATTATCAGGAGTTAGTTGCAAGTAAGGATGGAATTCTGAAGAATTTGTTTGATTCACTTACATCTAAACAAAAAGAAATTGATGATAAATCTTATGAATTGAGCAATTTAGAGATTGAATATACAAAGATTGATGATAATCTAGACATTGCTAAGTCACTAGAAGCAGACACAACAAATTTAGAATTAGAGTTGGCAGCTATGCAAAAGAAATTAGATGATAAAAAAGCAGAAATTGTTGCTCTTGAAACAACTCAGCAATCAACTAGAAAACACATATCTGACTTACAAATTGAATTATCTTCTGATAAGAATTTTACAGACGCTCAGATTAAGGAATTGAAGAATTACATCCATGTTCGAACATTCTCTGATGATTTATGTATTACTCCTGAAGATGTACTTAGACGTGCGAATGAAGAATTAGATAAAGTAAAGTATCCTCAATTAACGGTCAACACAGATATTGTAAACCTCTTTAAAATTGTAGAAGAACATAAGAATTGGGATAGATTAAATCTTGGTGATACAATTCGTATTCGCTATGACAAAGTTGATATCAATATTAAAGCAAGAGTAACAGAAATGACTTTTGACTTTGAAAATGAATCAATTGGTTTAGTAATTTCCAATGTAACAAAAGGAAAAGATATCACAGATAAATTATTTGAATCTATGAAACAGTCCTCTTCTACTACTACATCGGTGAATATCAACAAATCAAAATGGAGCAAAATTGAAGAAACTCGCAATGAACTGCAAAAGTTTATGAATTCTGAGTTTGACGCAACATCCAAACGTATTATTGCAGGAGTAAATGAGTCAGTTGTTATTGATCGTAAAGGAATTAGAATTACAAACCCTAACTTCCCTGATGATGTAATTGTCATTCAATCAGGTGTAATTGCTCTGTCTAGAGATCGGGGTAACACATGGCAGACTGCAATCAAACCTGATGGAATTATATCTGAACGATTAATCGGTAAGATTTTATTAGGTAACAAATTAGAGATTGATGCATCAGATAAAGACGGAAATAAAACATTTACTGTAGATGCTAATGGTGTTTGGTTGAATGGAATGGCTTTATACATAACTGGTGAAGATGATGAGAACTTAATCGAACGCTGGAATCAAGCTGTAACTCAAGGTAAGATGTATAATGGTGTAAAAATTGATATCGTTGAAGGTTTCTCTGTGTTGCGTAGTGATGAAAAAGTAAAAACCGTTATGAACGCTACAGATGGGATGTCTATTTCACATTATGATGATAGCACTCAATCTTGGATTAAAAAGTTTTATGTTGATACGGATGGAAACATTCAAGGTAAAGATATTACAATTGACCGCCTTATTGTTAGAAATGGAAACAATGTTGTTATTGACGGGGTAAATGGAATTATCGACTTTGATCAATTTGTTGAGAAGCGTGGAAAAGTTGGCACTACTAATATTGATTTAGAGGATGTAACTAGAAATTTAGGAATTACAGATGAGAATATCATTGGGACGATATCTGCTCCAAAATTAAATCTTGGTCAAAATTTAAGAGGAACTGTAGTTAAGAACGTAAATGGTGACACTACATTTGAGATTGATACGAGTGGAAATTTCAAACCTTATAACATTAAAGATTCTTCTTTATCAGGCAATACGAGAGTTTCAGATTCATTGGATTTAACTCAAGCAGACATTTTATGGGATATTAAATCTCGTGGGATTAATGTCTCCGTCCCCCAAGGGGCTACATCAGTAAATATTACAGGTTTAAGCAATAGTAATACTAATTATAGTGTCTACGTCACTCCATCTTGGATGACGTTATTTGCTGTACCTGTAAAATTAGCAAGTGGTTTTACGATTGAATTTGGTACACCTGCCCCAGCAAATGCAACGATTGATTGGTTTTCAATAAAGTGACATTTATGTAAAAACATACTTTTATAGAGAAATTAACAATAAAAAGACTAGGTGAAATTAGTGTTTATCTAGTCTTGATAGGAGGTCATTTATGTACGGCAAGAAAATTACCGAGCAAGAGCTATCGAATGACTTATTAGAAAAATTAGACACTCTCTTAGCTTTTGCTAATGATGTTGATGTAATTAAAGATTTACTTAACGGTGAACTCCCCGTATTGGAACAAGTTGATGCTTTGATTTCAGATGTCGGAGATTTAAATGAACTAAACACTGAAGAGAAAATAAGCATTGTTAATGCAATAAATAATATTTACCAAGATATCCATTCAACCAATATTGGATTATCTTCTTTAACACGACAACTTGAAAGAACTTCTGAAAAAATAGGAAGTCTCGATAACCTAGAAACCAACATAAAAGATGATGTAGTTAATGCAGTCAACAGTATTCATAACACTGTTGTAAACAATAAAAGTGAGCTTGTGAGCAGTATTGAAACTGAGAAAAACAGAGTTAATTCAGCTATCGGTAACTTATCAACAAGTCTTACTGCACAATTGGCTGAAAAAGTTCAGAAAGAGAAACTGATTACGGATACTTACGGTGTAAGCATAGAAAAGACAATTGGTGTAAATATCCATGAACTTCAATATGATGTTGATTACACAAATGTAAAAAGTTATGGAATAAATATTGTTAGGAACACTTTAGCTTGGGATTTAATTGAAAAAGTTAAAGGTGAATATAATTTTACGCCAAGTGAAATTAATTATGACCAGATCATTCAGACATTTACTAATAACGACATTAAACCATATATCACTTTAATGCCTTCAAACTTGCTTTACACACCTAAACTTTTCGGTGCTTTAGACACCGATGTTAAAAGACAGGCTTATGCAAATTGGGCAGCGACATGTGCCAATCGATATAAAAACAAGGGTATTTATTGGGAAATTTATAATGAACCTAATACAGAGTGGGGGTGGACTCCGCAAACAAACAGTGCTTATCATTACACAGAATTAGTTAAAAAATCTTCTCCTTTAATAAAACAGAACGACCCTAGTGGGTTAGTTGTTGCTCCTGCTTTGTTCGGTCCCGACTTATTTAAAGGCGAAAGGTATTGGAGGTATTGGTTAGAAAATACGTTTAAAAATGG